CTCAGTAGGAAAATTTCTTTTCACTATTATTTACTCTAGACTCATGCCGATTCATGGCAACCTCTGAAGAAGGTTGCCTTTTCTCGGTATTAAGCTATAAAAAAATAATAAATTGCTGGCCTAGATTTAGTTTTTGCTAGTCTAGGCCAGCGTAGTCATTTCGGTAAATAACCAATTAAGGTAGGTTTTCCTATCTTATATTGATTTGATATATTTAGGCAAAAACCGAACCAAAACCGAAAGTGATTTTTCTTTAAATGACTGATAAAAACAATACTGATAATTTAGACCTCGAGAATAAGACCCCCGTTTCTTCTTCGCCTTCCTCTTCTTTCCCAATTATTCAACCCCTTCGTCCGGTTATAGATCACGCCGATGCTCCCACCCATTTAAGTGGTAGTAGCAGCAATTCTGATGATTCTGAGTTGTGTGCACACCTTCGAAACAGCGGGAAGGAATCTTTAAAAGTCCAATCAGAAGCAATTGCTACTATTCTTGAGAAAATTGCTGCATTGTCTGAACGAACAGAAGCGAATAACGCAATGCTTCTTACAATGATAAAAGAAACCATGGCAGCAACTACTTTTAGAATTAATGTTATCAATCAACGCCTGGATAAATTCGCAACAATCGATGATGTTCTAGCTACAATCAAAACCTCGGTAGATTTGTATAATAGAGCATATAGTATTGGTCAACATGAAAATGAAGTTCATGCATCAGAATTTTCAATTGGAAGCATGAAAGCCAGAGGAAGGGCCGCGGTTTTAGCTTTAACGGTTTTTGCTTGTTCATGTTTGTTTGGATTAGCCGTATTAGTATTCTGGCGGCTTCCTGAAATAACTGAAATCGTAAAAATCTTAATGGCAAACTAATCTTGATAAGAGAGAAAAACTATAATGCAAAAAAATAAACGAATTATCATAACCGAAGGTGGTGCCCAGGGACATTGTGCTCACCTAACTGATGATGGAGATCTTACTTTCGGGGATTTAAAGGAAATCTTCAAACAGATTTTGTCTGGTAAAATTGAAATGACCGAGAAAGTGGATGGATTTGCTTTTGCAATTACCATGAAAAATGGCCGGGTTTATAGTGCTAGAAATAAATCTGAACTAAAAGATCCTTTGGATTTTGAACAGACCTTAGAAAAATTCTCCAGTCGAACCGCTGCGGTAAAAAATGCCTATCAAACTTCTATGAAAGATATGGCCAATGCTTTGGGTCAACTGTCTAGTGAAGAGCAGAAGGAGATTTTTGAAGATGGCAAGAACTATCTTGCCTTTGAAATTGTTTCTCAAGATGCAAAGAACCTGATTGATTATGGCAATAAAGCCACTATTATTCTCCACGGCATTAATGAGTATGATGATAACTGGAGATTATTAGGCATTGATTCTGCCAAAGGCAACAAACTATATTCTTTCTTAAAACAGCGAGATGTCTTAAACCAAGAAACTTATGAAATCCGCCAGCCAGTAGCTTTGAAATTAAAGAATCGAAATGCCGCCCAAGCCGCATTGCCAGAAATTATTTCTATCATTGATCAGTTAAAGAAGCCGGGAAATGACAATACCACTCTTCGACAATATGTAATCAATACAGTTTCTCCTGAAGTAAAAGAATCACTTAAAACCGAATTTGGCATTTCTTCGCCTGATGTGCTTAATCATATAGCAGTTGGAATAATCAGTCGTTGTCAATCTAATTTTGGTGACAAGAGAATGAGCAAGAGAGAACTTGCTGTTTTGATTACTAAATATGGAGATCCTGGCAAGATCAATGATGGTTCATATTCTAAAATTGGTGAACGAATTGATGCTGCTGTTGCTAATACAGAAACACGTATTCGCAAAGCAATGGCCCCAATTTCTGATTTAGTGATTAAAGCAGGTGGGGTATTGATTGAATGTTTGTCGGGATTTTTAGCAGTCAATCCAAGCGAAACTTCCCAAGCATTAAGCAAGGAATTAGATGGTATCCTTGATAAGATAGACAAGGCCGGTGGAAATGCTGGCAATTTAGGTTTTTCTGAAAAAGAACTTTTGGTTATTGCTAATTCTCTTGAAAAGTTGAATGCATATAACAAAGAAATCTATGGAACAGAAGGTGTAGTCTTTACCTATAATGGAAAGATGTATAAACTGACATCTACTTTCGGTCCATTAAATCAACTGATCGGCCTATTTCGACGAAAAGAAACCGGATCTATAGGCGACCAATCAATTGAAGAATCAACTAAATCAACAACTGATCCGAATGACACAGACGAATCTATTGACCCGGTCGATGTCGAAGAACAAAATGATGATATCGATGCTGTTCTATATGACACAAAAAGTGGCATAGGGAACAGACCGGTCCATGTATTTTTCCCAGGGTCTTTTAAGCCACCTCATAAAGGCCATGTAGAAGTTGTCAAAGACATCTTTAATAAATTTGGCAATAACATCTCAACATTTGCGATTTTCATATCTAATCCTAAGAAAGCTGTTCGAAAATTAGATGATGGCCAAATCATTTCAGCAAAATCTGCCAAAGAGGCCTTAGAATTCTTGCTGTCAAAATCTGGAATTAGTTCTGATAAAATTGAAGTAAAAATCTCACCTTCGCCATTCACTTCAATTGGTAAAGACTTTGAACTTAATGCTGAGAATTATGTTGGCGGGGTAATTGCCTTAGCTGGCTCATTTAAAGACAATGAAGCTGGCAGATATAAAGATTTGATTGATTTTATTATAGAGACTTCCTATGATTATGGATATATGGATGATCCTAAAACAATGATATCTGTTTTAGATCCAAGTGTTACATTAACAAAACCGATTAAAAATGATGGCCAAATCATTTCAGCAACTGATATCCGAGATGTTTTAAGTGATCTTGTTGGCAAACCTAAAACAAGTGCCAAGGCAATTGTTAATGCTTTACGGCCATTTCTGCCTGATGGATTGTCTGATTATGATATTCTTACTTATTTTGATTTGCTAGACATTTTGCCTTAAAAGAGAGAGAGGTCTTTTAACAATGATCATAATTAACAAAAATGATTATTTTCTAAAACGAAAACCGAGTCTTGGTTATCGGACAAACATTATCACCGAGGATTCAAGCAAGAACCAGGTTTCTGGAGATGAATTTGAACAGCGTGTAATTGATGCTATTAACGACAAATTCAAACTAGACAACCCCGAATCTACATTTAAGCCTGCTAAAAAAGCGCCAGGTGGAAGCAAGAGCACAGATGTTTTCTGTGATTTTTCTGGAACAGGTTATGCAAATGATGCCGCGTTTTATATTGAATGCAAATTAACTCCTGCTACCCAACTTGGAAGTCCTAGAATTCATTATATCAAAGGGAAGTGGCAGCCAACAGAAACAAATAAATCCCCAACAACTATTATGATTTGTGACATAATGAATGGGGAAAGCCAAAATTCTGATCTCAATTCTTTAATTTCACCAACTGTCAATATCTTCTTAAAAGATTTGGCCAATACGATCAATGCTGCCAAATATCTTTTTGGTTTAACAGAAAATTTGTCTAAAGCATCTAAAGTTATTTCAGAGGCTTTAATCGATTGGTATAAGCCACTAGAGTCCCTNAAAAAGAATTCTGCGCTTTATCAACAGATTTATGACAGGTTGTCAACCATTCCATATGGCACAAAGTTTTCTATTTATAGCGGCAAAACATTGATGGAAACAGATTCTAGTGCCGTTCCACTTGAATTGCTTCGATGGTTTCTTTATGAATACCGAGACAGGATTTTAGGCCTTCCTGCCCCAAAAGTTATTTTTTATGAACAGCTGGGTAGTGACAAATTCACAGATTTTATCAATTCGCATTATCGATATAAAGGCGCAAGTTACGCCCAAATCGGTGACAATTTCTTCAGTTTTGGAAAACAAGACAACCCAATGAAGGTAAAAAACCTAGACAAATTCTCAGGGGTATCTGGAAGTATTGGTGTTGATATTGGAATTCGAAGCAGTGGTGCGGTTGAAATCTATACTCGAGCAAAAGGATATTCAACTGGATATCAAACCTCAAAATTCTCTTTGTTCTTAGATTCAGATAAACGAAATCCATTTGACTATACCTCTGGAAAGTCTGGGCCAACGACTGATATCGATCAAGAGAAAAAAATTGACGACAAATTGGCCAGTGACTTTCCAAGGGAAGATGATATTGATTATGACTATGATTTAGTTGACGGTGAACTAGATGATATTGACGAGGAAGTGACCCACACTGTTGATATGTTAACCGAAGCAGGAGACTAACCATTAAAAAACTATTATCAAAAATCATCGCTTTCCCCGTACCTGCAATAATTGCAATTTTTCTTTGTATAGGTTGTCTGTCTATTGATAGACCGGTCACTGGATCAATTAAATCTTCTTCTTCTTCTTCTTCTTCTGCTACCACCACAAAAACTTTTGGAGCAGTTGTAGTCAGTATGGAGAATTCTCGAGAATATGGCCCCTGTCCAGGTTCAAATGCTGATGGCAAAATGATGGTTAAAGTATTCAAAGATACTGGGCTATATGGCAGAAACATCAAAGCCCTGGCCAGCCGAGACGGCACTGTCAAAAATGTCAAGGCCGCATTAAAGGATGTCATTAAAAACGATCTTGCTGTATTCTATTATTCTGGGCATGGTGATAGAGACAAATTCAATGAATACGGCACTTTTGATCTATATGCAGAACCTGATAATATAAACGATTTTCTATGTTTATACGATGGCCCATTGATGGATAATGAAATCTGGGACATTATTTCTACGTCTAAGAATTCTGTTGTATGTATTTTTGATTGTTGCCACTCGGAAACAATGTATCGATCTCCTGATTTTTCTCGGATGATTGATTATGGGGCTACCCATTACACTAATTTCACGGATATGATTGCTAGAGACGGAATCCTGGTCATATCTGGCTCTCCAGAAGATGATTATAGTTATGGTTCTGCATTCGGGGGAGAACTTACTTTAGCTATAAATCGACATCTAAAAACAGGCACGAATTATCTATCTTATGTCAATTTGATTAAAAAACTAGAATCTGATAGAAAACTGACCCGAAAACAAACTCCGCAGATAACTATCATAAACGGGTTTAATATAAATCGACGGGCGTTTATCGAATAACCTCTTTCTTTCTTCTCGGTTTAACATTAATGCCATTTTTAATCATAGAGAAAGGTTATTTTCACGCCAAGTTGTGATAAATAAGAATTAAGGTGATTAATCCCCTTTATAGCCATGACTAAGAAAAAACTATATAAACCAATTTGTATTATTGAAAATCTTGATGCCAGCTTATCAAAGGCTGGTATTTCGCGGACTGATTTTGATATCAGTGCCAGGAAACTGAATGTTTTTAATATCGGCCACCGATTAGATTCTAGAACAATTTTATCTGGCAACCGAGAAGATTTGGTCAAACTTGTTGAAGGCACACTTAAATATAAGGAAGCTTTTGACAATAAGAAGCCTGAATTAGTTTGTGGCGCGTGTCTCCATCTAGTTGCTACTCCTGAAGATTTAGCAAAAGCTACTGACGAAGATGACGAAGATCTAGTTTTCCAAACTATTCCTACTGAAGAATGGGAAGATTGGGAAGACGAGTGGGAAGATGACGAAGAAGTTTTTGTAGAAGAAGCTGATGAAGAAGAAGAGGATGAAAAATTAGATCTTGGTTTTGATCCAGCAGATGTTTATCATGATGAAGATTTACCCCCAGCCTCTTCGACTGATGATACCGATACTGATACCGACACCGAAGATTTAGATGGGGAAGATAAAGATAAAGATAAAGAAGAAGATTCTGGTGATTCCGGGGATTCTTCTGGATCATCAAATGAAGAAGTCGACCAAGAAGAGCTTGCTGCTGAAATAGCAAATATGTCGGCCGAAGAGTGGTTTCAAGTTATTTCTGAAATTATCTAACCTCATAGACCATGACAAGCAATAAAAAAATCAAAATCGAGATTCTGGAAAATGACCAGACAGAAGGCGCCAAAGGCACCATCTCCGCCATTCAATCAAATAAAATGGTTCCTATTGATGGTCGGGAGACTTCGGTAAGGGATTTTGTAACATGGATTTTAGGCACTGATATGTTCTCACCAAAGACGCGTGTTGTTGGCGAATTGGAAGAGTTTATCAATAACACCTACAACAATCCAGAGAGGCTTGATCTAAATAAGCTTACTATTGAAGACGTATTAATTAAAGCAGCAAGGTGCGATTACATTCAATTAGTTAAATCGCTCATTGAGCTTTATCAATTTCCATATCCTAATCGTGATATGTATTCAGCATTAGCGGAAGCAATTGATAAGGGGAATATTGAAGTTGCTAAATTACTAATTGACAATATGACTTCTAAAAAGCTTCTTACACAGGCTTTGGATCGTGCAGCGGCTAGGGGACAGGCTGAAATTGTCAAATTATTGATTCCTGTTTCAGATCCTAAGGCCATTAGAGAATCATATGATTCAGATGATTTTGATCAGGGTTTGGAAATGGGCCGCGATCACATATCCATTGAATCTTTTAAAGATTGGTTAAAAAATAAACCGGCATTAAAGGCTGCTAGTGATGAACTAAATCAACTTTTAGATAAAGAAGTAACTTCTTGCACTATCCGCCCCAGATTTACAACATGGGATGATATTATATGGGTATTACAACTTGGTGCCAGTGATAAGGAACATAGATTTAACAACGTAGTTAAAGCAGTTGTTGATTTTTACAAATTTCATTGGGCCGAGCTTGGTTGGTCGCTTGTTCTTGCCGCCATTGAAAACAATATTGAATTGGTTAAGTTTTTTATTAAGCACGTAAACCCCAGATATGGTAAATCACTTGCACTTCGTTTTGCTGCTAAGAAAGGAAATACCGAAGTTGTTAAACTCTTAATCCCTTTAAGTGATCCAGAAGTTGTTGAAGAATTTAGATCCAAGGGTCTAATTAAAGAAAGTTCCGCTAATTCAAATAAAGAGGTTTTTATGAATAGGTTAAAAAAAATCCATGTAAAAGAAAGTGATCCAACAGATGAAGGAGATTTTCGTATTGCTCTTAATGCCGTTGAAAAGGGCGACCTAAACACAATAAAAGAGTTTCTAAAAAAAGAAACGATCATAAAAAATAGAGATGGTTATGTATTAGATTTATTGTTTGAAGCAGTACAGTATGGTAATTTAAGAATTGTTAAGTATTTAATTCCTTTTTGTCCATCATATTATGCAGAAAGAGAATACTTTGACAGTGTATTTGAAGGGGCGGCCATTTTAGGGTGGGCGGATATTTGTAGTATTTTGTTATATGAAGTGGGGGTCAATGCAGGTTTTAAAGCAAATAATTATGAAGCTCTTCGGCGAGCTGTTGAATACGGTAATACTGATGTAGTTAAGGTATTAATTCCTTTTTCAGATCTTAGTGCAAATAATTTTGAAGCATTTATTACCGCGGTAGATAATGAATTTATACCAATAGTTAAATTGTTGTTACCTTACTGTAATAATAGTGATATAATTCGTAAAGCATATGATATCGCAACTAACTTAGAAAATCCTTTGTTAATTAAAATTCTAGAGCCGGCAACTGATCCTGATTATGTTGCAATGATAAAAGGACAGAAAAAATTTGGAAAATACATAGACAAATCTATGTATCGCGCCCGGGAAAGTTCCGCATTTGTGAATAGATTAAAGAAGTTTAGAGAAGCAGATGCCAGTCATATCTATCGTAGAAATAATGCTATTGCTGAAGGCAAGAGCGTTAGGGAGTTCGAGAATTGGCTATATAAACGGGATGAAGCTGGAGAAAAATATGTAAATGTAGGCGAAGATGTTGTAGATCAAATGGATCGGCTTTTGAATGCTAAAGAATTCAAAACCTTTGGATATTATGATGGCTATGGTTTAAATCTTCATACACAACCCTGGCAAGAGTTTTTGGCAATAGCTGCTAGTCGTAATGCAACTAAAGTAATCGAAGCTGCCTTTAAGTTTTATCCTAATATGGATCAAGCAGATCTCGAATATCCTATTGAAGTTGCTGCTGGTAAAAGTTCTGACGCTAATTTCCCTCCTCGGCGTAGAGCCGCGGCATTAAAACTATTATTAAACTATGCAAAACCCGAGACTATTCAAAAGCTTAAAAGCCGAGGTATTATTATTGAAGAAAGTTCTAACTTTAAAGAAACAACAATAAAAAAGGATGATTCCCGGTTAAGAAAAATAAACCAACAGAAAAGAAATAAACCTATGAAAATTAGATTATCAGTTTTTGAATCAGAAAATGATTCTAAGGACCAAACTGTTAAAATTGTAGATGGTCCTGCACCAGCAATTCAATCATTAATACGTCTTAACAGACGAATCCGTCCTCGCGCACGATTATTCAGATTAACTGAAAACCAAAAACGACTTATTCGGAGGGCAGTTGCCAAACAAATTCTGGAATCAGATGACGAAGATAAAGCTGGCACTACTAAAGAAGAAGCACAAGAACTAACTGATACTTTTATCAATGCACTTGAAGAAAATCTTCCTAGAGTTGATCAAGAAAAACTTATCGATATCCTGACAGTTATTGAAGATGCAGAACATGATGGTGAAGATACCGCCCCCGCCCTTGCTGATAGTCTTAATGAACTAAGTGAATTGATCGAAAATGTTGAAGTACCTGATAATGATCCTTCTACGCCCTCTTCAACAGTTACTGAAGATGATACAGAGGATTCAGGGTGTTCTTGTTCTGATGATTCTGACGAAGTTATTACTGAAAGTGACATAGAACTGGACGAACTATCTGGTTATACTTCTCTAGAAGATGCTGCAGGCAGATATGAAAATCCACAATTCTATCCAGCAATCCAAAATCTAAAATCTTGGTATGCCAATGGACAAATTGGGGATGAAAATGCTGCAGCGGTTCTTGCAGATCTGATTGCAAATAAACTTCTTAAGGAGTTTGATGCATATCTTCAAACTCGTTTAGAAGTTATTCCCGGATCATTAGATGGTATTGCTGATGAAACTCAGCCAGATATGTTTGCTGATGATATTATCAATCTAATTCTTAATGGCGTGGTCAATAAAGAAGAGTTTATTGATATGGTTAAGAGCGCAGTTGCTAGTAAAGCGGCTGAGGAACTAAATGATCCTGCTCCTGCGGCAACTCCTGAACCTCCTGTTACTACCACTTCTGCCGAAGCCGAGGTTTTTACAGAAGCTGATGACGAAGATGACGAAGAAGAAGAAAACTCTCAAATCATTCAACTGGCCGTTCAAATTGCTGATGGTGAAATTGTTGATGCTGAAGCCGAAGTCAAAGAACCTGCTGAAGAGGAAGAAGAAAAAGTAGTTGCAGAATCTCGGAATCCTCGGTCTAGACGGTTTAGAGAATCCCGGAATCCTCGTTATCGTAAATCTCAGAAAAAGGTTCTTGAAGCAAAAAATACCAAGAAAAAGGCGGTAGTAACAAATGATTGTGATAGTGAAGTGTTACCCTTCATTCAAGCCTTTCATTCAGACGTTTAATTCGCTCAAGGTTAATTTAATCGCCTGACAATACGGGGCCATTTGGCCCCGTATTTTTTTGCCTATATCCTGCCTCCCCCATGTATAATTGATTATGACATTTGGTTTATCTTCGATCAAACCTGCCATTGTTGCTNTTGATGGCATGTATTTTATTTGGCATTCGATTTTTCGTGCTATTCGACTATGGTCATGGCATAACAAGGCAGAATCTAAGCAATATCTTACACCAAGAGAAGATGGTAAACAAGCAGATCTTTTGAAATCTGATACTTTTCGAGAATCCTTATCTACCTCCGTAATGCATACGTGTTACGTAGTTTTGGATATTATTGAGAAAGCCTGTTCTGAACAAGGATTTAATGGCCTAGAAATTCGAGACAGTGTTACCCAGTTGTTTATTATCGATGATAGAACAGGGAATGGATTTAGACGAAAACTATTTCCTGAATATAAAATGGCAAGAAAAATTGCCTTAAAAACCCACGATATAAATATCTCGAAAATTAGAAGTTATGTTGTTACCCACTTATTAGATGATTTAGATGTCTGGTCTCGCCTTGGATATAAGAAAGTTTTTGTAAATGGAGCAGAAGCGGATGATATTATTTTCATGGTTGGAGAATTGTATAATGATCTTCCAGTAAAACCAATTATCATATCTTCAGACAAAGACTTGCTGCAAATTCCTGGTGTTGACCAATATAATCTTAAAGGGGAGTTAATTAAAAGAATTGACCCTAAGACTAAAGAGGAATTAACCTGTAAGGAATTCTTGACAAGAAAGATTTTAACAGGAGATGGTTCAGATAATATCCCAGCGATTATGCCGAAGTGTGGCCCAGTAAAAGCTGCTAAATTGTTATCTGACAAACAGGCCTTAAAAGAAAGTCTTGAAAATGATCCTGAGATTAAACAGCGATTTATCTTGAATACGAAACTTATTGACATCTCTAGAATGCCTGATGAATTGCGAGAATCAATTACGAAGACATTAACTGATGTTGTTGAACGTGAGGAGCAACAGGTTGATTCCGAAGGTAAAATTATTAATCTAACACTTAAAGAACCTCAAAACATAATCGAGGTTTTATAGCATATGCAAGAAAAATTAGACATCCCATCACCAGCTGAATTACTAGATAATTTCACAGAGGGCATTGCTTTCCCAACAGGCCGGCAAAAGCCCACTTCATTCTTCTCTGGCAAGAAAATTTTAATTACTGGTCATACAGGATTCAAAGGAACCTGGTTGACTTTGATGTTATTAAAACAAGGTGCAATTGTTAAAGGGTTTTCGCATCAATATATTGCTGGAAGCTTGTTTGATATCGCTGGTGTTAAAGATTTACTGGGTCCAGCAAACCATATTATTGGTGATATTTCTAATGCTGACGGAAGTATTGGTAGTGTAATTGAGGAATTCAAACCTGATTATATTTTTCATATGGCCGCCCAACCACTTGTCAAAGAATCTTATTATATGCCTCAAGATACATTTCGAACAAATGTATTAGGCACAGTTAATTTGTTAGAAGGATTGCGATTAGCAGAATATCCAGAAGATTCTGAACAGGGCTGTGTTGCTGTAATTGTTACAACTGATAAGTGCTATGAAATACTTAAGGGCAAGGAAGTATATTCTGAAAATGATTCTTTAGGCGGATTAGATAGAATGTCTTCGCCTAGGGATCCATATAGTGCCTCTAAAGCATGTGCAGAATTAGTTTCACAGGCATATTCAACATCATTTTTCAACCATACGGGGCCAAAACCAAAGCATATTATTGGAACAGTCCGTGGTGGAAATGTAATTGGTCCTGGCGATTTTTCAAATAATCGTCTTATTCCAGATGCATTTAGAAGTTTAATGGCCGATAAACCATTGAAATTACATAATCCTGAATCTACTCGGCCGTGGCAGCATGTTATAGAATGTTTATATGGTTATTTGGCTGCAGCAAGATGGATGAGAAAAAATAATCGAGGTGGAACTTGGAATATTGGGCCAAAAGAACCTCTTAATAAAACCACCTTGGAAATTGCAACTAAATTCCAGGAAGAGTTTAAGGCAGAAGATAATCGAATTCTAGCTTATTATCAAAACCTTGAACCGGGGGATTTGGCCAATTTGGCCAATTATGATAAAAAATACGAAGAATCCTTGATTGGCAAAGACACTAGCAGGTATAATTTAACAACTCGTGATTCTCAGTTTTATGGAATTGAGTTAATCAAGAATACAATCATTCATGAATCTAAGAAATTAGAATTAGATACAACAAAGGCTAGTGAAGAATTACGCATTGCCTCGGTTTTGTCATATGATGAGATGATTAAATCAACAGCAATTGGGTATTATCATATTGCTAGAATTAATAATCTATATGATAGTGGAGTTCGAGAAGGATTTACAGAAGACCATCGAAATNGGCTTATTCAGAATCTTCTCTATCAATTGATCTTTCAATATAGTGACAAATTTGTTAACAGTCTAATTGCAAGAATTAATAATGCTACTGAGGAAAAGAATAAGAAAGCGGACAGAGCTGAATAATAAGGATAAGGAAGAGAATAATCATGATGATTTTATCACCAAATTTATCTGATACCCCGCCAGAACCAATGGTTCGGGAAGATTTTGATGAAGTATTTAACACTGTTGATTCTTGGCCAGATGATGAACCGAGAGGGTTTGAGAAAATGGGTGGCCATAAAAATCGAGGGTATAAGGGAAACACGACTCGTGGTCGAAAGAAAAATAAAATGAAGCGGTGGAAAAGAGAAGAAAGGAATAAAAACTAAACCATGACGGCCTTATTACATAATGATAATAGTAACGGCCTTTCAGTACAGGCACGGTTATCCTCTCGTATTTGTCAAGAATCAAGAACAGGATTACCACCAGAAATACTGCCTAGTGAATTAACTTCTAGTTTATCTAGGGATTATTCTAAACATGAATTTTATGATGCTGTTATTTTAGGTGCAGGATTGGCAGGAATTGGCGCACTTAATTTTCTAGTTGATAAAAACAAGGCTATTATTCAATCAAACAAATCATATACGTGTTTAGAACGGGCAGATCGGCCAGGCGGATTTGCTAAATCTCGTTTATTTAACGGCTTTTACTTTGATAATGGCGCCCATATTTGTCACTCAAATAATGAAGAAGGGTGGCTGAATCAATTGTTTACAGATGATGTTTTAGAAGCTTCTCCTGGTAAAGCCAGTTCTGTTTACAACTATAAAGAAGGCAAATGGTTTGGATATCCTATTCAGCAACATTTACGAGAATTTGGGTTTAATAGAGCAGAAGCCGCTATTGCTTTATATGACCTACTTGCTGCTTCATTAAATGCTGATATTGATGATAAATCTCTGAATAGAAAAACCTATGAAGATTTTTGTAATGCAAATTATGGGAAGTATTTAACAGACAATTTCTATCGTCTATATACACGAAAATACTGGCGTAGAGAACTCCATGAATTGTCAACAGATTGGGTAACAGGAAGACTTATTACTGACGATCCCTTTGATATTGTCAAGAATATGATTATTGATCCTAATACTATAATGCGAGAATCAATGGTCAATTCTACCAAATTCAAGTATTTTAGGCCATCTCCTGGTGGTGGATTTGAAGGTTTGATTCAACCAGTATTGAACTATAATGCTCGATCAATGTTACCAACTAATGGCACAAGTTGTGGATTTGATGTAGAAAATAAACCAAAAGAAATCGATCCAATTCAACTGAATTCTACTATTACATCTATAACAATCCAGACTAAAACAAACAAGAAGTTGGTAGCTATAGAAAAAACACTTGCTGGGACTGATGCTCTGGGTAATAGCAAAGTTGAAAAGATTAAGAAGATTGTTTCTACTGATTATGTTCTTTCATCTATTCCCCTTCCAAATCTTGTTAATATGATTACTTTAATGGATGGGGACAATCCTAAAAATCTTCCACCATATATTGCCGCCGCGGCGTCAAAACTTAAATCATTGACACAGATTTGTGTAAATATGGTTGTTCATATTTCTGCTTTCTCTATTAGAACGGGCCCTGCCCCAGATTGGTTTTATATCTATGACAATGACATTCATCCAGCTAGAGTGTCATTTCCTCAAAGACTTTGCTCTAATCACGGCACTTTAGAATTAGCCAAAGAAGATGATTGGGTGGCCATTCAGGCAGAAATCTTCAGAGATAAATCAATCGATAAGGATTTTGACCCAAATACCTTGGCCAAGGAAACTGTTACGCAATTAAGCAAACTTCTTAGTTTCGATCCTAGTGAAGAATTTTGCCAATACGATGTCATTGTAAATGATCGTTCCTATGTAGTCAGTGATTTGGATAGAGCTGAGGCTGCTGGTATAATTATTAAGTGGCTTGAAGGCTATAACATTTATCCAATTGGAACATTTGGACAATGGAAATATATGTGGAGTGATGTTGCATATTTTTCAGGAAAGAAAGCCGCGGAGAAGGTTTTCAATTTAATGTGTCCCCCGGCCGATCAATCTGACAATAAGCCATCTAAATCTAACAAGGAAAATCAAAGCGATTAATGAAATGCAATTTCTAGATTTATCCAACAAATCTTTAGAAAGTCTTAGAAAGGATTTAGCATTAGGTTATCGAAATTGCGTCTATAAACAGTTTCGAAAAACTGGTGGATATATCTTTTTCATGGGTTGGCTAAAAGATGGCTCACCATTTGAATTTAAGTATAAATGGAAATGTCGTGCTGGATATGTGGATGAATCAGCAGAAAAAGATAATGCTTCTGGTATTGACATCTTTAATCGACGTATTAAATACCGGTCTTTTAATACAAACGTAGACCGGTCAAAGTTTATTAAAGAGAATGGGGAATATGTAAACTTTGTTGATGTTCTTCCACCTGAACAAGAATTTTTGATTGCATTGTTTTCGAAGGATGTTGAGAAGACAGAATTCAATACTATTCCAATTCGCATTCACTATATCGATATTGAAACCGAGATATCAGATTCGGGTGCATTTGAATATCCTGCTTCTGCCAGAAACAAAATCAATATCATGACGGTCTATGACACCGCCACGGAAACCTTTTATACCTGGTCGTCGGATAAAGTCAGTGAAGAGAGAATTCAAAAGACAAGCAAATTAGTAGATAAACCCTGTGTCGTATTTGATCAGTTTGCCACTGAAGAAAGCATGCTTAGGCATTATATTTCTTGGCACTCTAACAACTATCCTGATGCTTGGTGCAGTTGGAACGGGCGGGCTTATGACATTCCATACCTTGTAAGACGTATGGAGAACTTAGTGGGCCAAGAAGAATCTAGAAGACTTTCGCCAGTCAATGATTATTATATTAAGGTCCCAAAATTCTTGGAGGATTTGAACAATCCAAATTCTGCACGAATAACAGTTTATGTCAAAGGCATCCAAAACCTAGATGAATTGTTGCTATATCGAGACAAATTCAATGTTAGAGGATCTTTAGATGGTGGGTTCAATTTGTCAAATGTTGGCATTACAGAAAATCTTGGTGGAAAATACGAATTCGAAGGATCCCTAAAACATCTTTATCTAACTGACTGGGATTCATTTTATGAATACAACGTACGAGATGTTTCTTTGCTCTTCAAGATTGAAGAGAAGTGCAAACTGATTGACCTGACTAGAAAGCTTTGTGGGATTGGCCTTTGTAATTATGAAAATATCTACGGGTCAATTTCCTATATTATTGGGTCAGTTTATATCTTTGCCAAAGAGCATATGAATGGAAAGATATTTCCAAACTTTCTATATAAGCCAGCGCCTTATGACTGGAATTATGAAGGAGCATATGTATTCCCATCAGCAGAGAAATTCGTAAAGGATGGCATTGCCACAATTGACTTTAATTCTCTATATCCAAACAGCATTATCGCAATGAATATCTCGCCAGAGACTTATGTTGGGAAGCTTCCTAGCATGTTGGATATAAATGATTTGCCAGATATTGTGGATATCTATTTGCCAAATCAGCAACGAAAAGAAGTCACTAAAGAACATTTTCAAAAGCTTTTAGACAAGAAGGTTTTGGTTACAAAAAATCACACGATTTTCTTGAAGCCTAGTGCAAAAGTTGGTGTCTTGCCAGCTTGGTGCAAATACTATTATGCCCAAAGAAAAAAGGCACAAAGGGACAAAGAAAAGGCCCATGCTGCAGGAAAACGTATTCTAGAATCTCAGTTGAATACAATTCAATTAGGTCTAAAGACCGCCTTGAATAGTTTGTATGGATTGACAGGAGCAAAGTTTTCTCCAATTGGAAATCCTGATTTAGCACAATCTATTACAAAAACTGGTCGATTTTGCAACATGGAAGCTGCGAAATTCATTACTGAACACTTTGAAAAGGAATATGGCCAACAAAGTCATGACTATAAGGTTATTCTGAATGGTGATACGGATTCAATCTTTATCAATATTGCTCCTATTACAAAAGCATTACGCACAGAATTCGGGTATTCTGACAAACTAAGAGACTGGCCTGATGAAGGAAAAGTAAAACTTTGGGGCATTGTTGAGAAGTTTATTGAAAAGAAAGTAACTCCTCACGTACAAAACCTATTAAAGGTTGCTTGTTTTGCTGAAGATACTTCAATGATTCGTTATGGTCTAGAATATATTTCTAGTGCTGGTATCTTTCAAATGAAAAAGACATATGCTGTTCACAAGATTATTGGTGAAGGGCCTGAGATTATTGATGACTATAAATACGTTGGCATTGAATTAAAGAAAGCTACCGTCACTTCCAAGATGAAGGAATACTTGGCAGAAATCTATAACAAGGCCCTGTCTTTGGAATGGGGGTTCAGGGATTTTGAAACCTTTATTCATGACAGTTATGATGAATTTGAAACTTTGCCAATTGAAGATATTGCTCAATGGAAAGGATATAAAACTCCTGCACAACGGGGAGGATTTTTACAGCTTAAAAAAGGAGCAAGTGGAATTGCTAAAGCTGTAAATGCCTATAATGATATGTTAGAGGAATTGGGCATTTCTAAAAAATACGAGCAATTGCTTCTCGGCGACAAGGCACGGTTTATCTACTTGGCTCCAAACAAATATGGGTTAGATGCAATTGCCTTTAAAGACCATTGGCCAGAAGAATTTAATGAACTATTCAAGCCTGATTACAAAATTATGTTTGACAAGAATGTCTTGTCACCATTACGTTCATTTATGAAGTGTATGAATTGGTCTGGGGTTTCTATGACCCAAAATCTTCTTTTCGATATATCAGACCTTTGAAGCTAAGTCATAAGTTATTGCAATTCAATAACTTAAAAAAAGTTCACTTTTTATGCATTTTCTTGTGTACTTTTTCCGTGAAACATGGTATAATGTCGCTAAATGAAGATCACAGAATCAACAATCCAAATCCTTCGAAAGGCTGCGGAGAAATCCCCGTCTAGATATCGAATAGGCGGGATTGCTTTTTCTAAACGCGGAAATATCCTTGGTGCAAGAAGCAATACCTTTAGAATGGATAACATCGAACCCAAGCGAGGGGCCGGTGGGCACTGTGAACAGCGATTGATGCGGGAATTTGGTCGAAAAGTAAAGACCATCATTATCATGCGGATTGGAAAAAACGGGGAAATTGCGCCCATTGATCCGTGTGAAACCTGCTCGAAGATTGCAAATAAGATGGGCGTGAAGATTATTACGGTATCGCCAGAAGATGTATAATTTTTAACAAACAAAAACAACAGGAGAGAGAAAAAAACATGGCACAAAAAAAGTCAAAGAAAAACAACGAGGCCGCCAAATCGGTTAAGGTGATGGATGAAATGACGATCATCAATGTCGTCACGGAGTTCAATAAAATCATCGAAACTCTAATTAAGATTCTAAAACTGAATCCTAAAGGAAATAAGGAATTCATTTATGAAACTAAGGTGAAGACTTCTCGGCACACGGGCCTTCCCTACACTCGAACCATTGTTTACCAGTATTTCCCTGAAACTGACCAACGAATTCGAGTATTCACTCTATGCAACAATTTCCCGAATAACGGGAATGGTGCAATGCCGGCTCTGCTCACCAAGCGGACTTTCACGAAGGCAGGCACGATTATGGATTTGATTGATGCGGTTCTCTATAAGTTCCGAAACGATCGTCTCCTCTAATCTTTTTTAACAACCTAACCATTAACTAGGCCGTGATATCACGGCCTTTTTTCTGTGTATAATAGATTATGACTAAACCCCGCACAGCCCATCCCCCGGTATTCATTCCTCCGAATTCAACCTTTTTGACATTCGCTGATGCATATAGATGCATTCTCTCGGATTGCTTTGTCAATTATGACTATTCAGTCAATCCTCGAGGAATGTGGTGTCGAGAAAAACAGAATGTGATTTTTACAATTACCGATCCCCTTCAACAACTCTTTGATAATGAAGTTAGAGATTTGCCTCGACAGTATCTTGCTAGAGAATTATCACTATATTTAGGAGGAGTTAATTTAGCATATCGATTTGCAAAGGCCTCAAAATTCTGGGATAAGATTAAAAATCCAGACGGAACGGTAAACTCTGCATATGGCCACATCTTATTTTGTGAGAATATGTTTGATAAAGAAAAAAACCAACGTGTGATACCAGGAAATAGAAATCTGCACAGCGCGTGGATCTATGCTTTAGGAACCTTGGTTAAGGATCAATATAGCAGACAGGCCGTTCTTCATATCAACCAGCGAAAACATCTTATTATGAAAGATTCTAAGGATATTCCTTGCACAATGTCGCTGGTTTTTTCAATTCGAGACAATCAATTGAACCTAACTGTTCATATGAGAAGCAATGATGTTATCAAAGGAACAACTTTTGATATTCCAGCATTCATGGTGTTTCAGCAGGCAATGTGGTTGTCATTACGAGAAATAGCATATCCTGATTTGAATCTCGGCACATATACACATTTCGTAGATAGTTTGCATTTATATGAAAGCAATTTTGAGCTCGCAGAAAAGATGCTTAGAAAACCTTTCACCCCGAAGAGTTTGCCCTTATTAGATAACGGCAAAATCGTTTTAGATAAGTCAGTCACCGAAATTGGTATGTTTGGTAAATATAAAACTAAACCAACAACCAACATCGAATTTATTGAATGGTTGAATACTACTGTCGGTGATTTTGATTAACCCCTGACCAAGAAAAATACTACATATCATGACACTATCAAAAAGCAATTGGATTAGCAAGTTAAAAGCAATCATTTGTGTAATTTTGTTTTTGCTTGGTGGTCTCTTTACTGCATCGGCAGACAGCCTTAGATTATATTTTGAAAATGATACATTCTTCGAACATGATTATGGATATTCAAATGGTGTAGAAGTAAAGTATCGTTTTGACAAACCATTATGGAAGTTTGATTGGTATTCATTGTCTATTATGCAGATGATGTATACTCCGCATGAGATTGAACCAGCAGAAATTCAATATGGGTCTGCGCCATATTGTGGATTTTTAGGTGGTGAATTTGGCGGGTATTTCTTAAAACCGTTAACTCCTCGAAAATTTGACAAGGCATATTTAATTCTTGGAACTAGATTATTGGCCGGTACCATTGGTGAGAATAGTTTTGCATTTGAAACTCAACGATTTGTCCATAAGATTTTAGGTGCCAGAAAACCCGGTGGATGGGATAACCAACATCCCAATGAAATTGTTGTCAACTTTGGGTTAGATGCTTATCTTATTAATCGGGGTGTTTTGATTGATGAGCGCCTAGGCATCAACCTAGATTTAATTCCTAAAGTGATTCTTAATGCTGGCACTTGGAAAGATGATTTAACCCTAGGTCTTGGTATTAGAATTGGCAATACGCCAAATATAATGCCAATTGATGAAGGGATTGTTAGTCGATATCCTTGGCGAAAATATGGGATGTATCTTTGTGGAGGAGTTGCCGAACGATTGGTTTGGTGGAATACTCGGTATGATGGGAATGTTTTTGGTGATCCAGTTTATACTGTTGAAACGGAGCCATTAGTTACAGAATTATATGCTGGTATTGGGGCGTACTATAAAAATATAGAATTTGAACTTCTACATCATCATATTACAGATGAGTATGTTGACCAGCCTGAAGATTTTGTTGACTTCTTAACTATCTCCCTATCATTTAACTTTTAACAAAAGGGCAATATGATGAAAAAGACTTTGAAAAAACTACTCGCGCGCCTTAAATCCTTTCTCGATAAAATCTTGCCAGGAGATATTGGCAAAACCTATAAACATATTCCTTGGGACAAATGCACGAAATCGAGTTGTTGGGACGGGCCAAAGGCTTCTATCCGTTTAATGAATATCCTTAGCCCGCATATTGGTGAAAGCAAATTCAAGGAATATGTGAAGTGGATGAAAGATAGAGGGTGCAATACGGCCCAGTTGATTTTGTTAAATCTTGGCGATGGTATGGGCGCGCCATATTCTATTTATGGTGACAAGATTCTTTCTTTTGGGCGGCCGGATAAATCAATTGCAAAGATGTTTCTGAATCGAATCAAACATATCCGTGACCAAGGAATGGCAGTTATTCTTTGGTTGATGACGGATGATTCAACCGCTTGGAATAAACAAGTCGCTGCAAATGCAAATGCCTACATTAAAGACCTCCATGATACGGGCTTATTAGATGAAGACCTGATATCAATCGTGGTATTAGGCCTTGAGATGAGCGAGTATTTTTCTAATGCTAAAGATGTCTATGCCATTTTTAGTGCACTAAAAGAAAAATGGCCTGGAATGATTGGCACCCATGATGTTCCATATAAATACACTTTCCATACATACGGGGATTTAGTATTCTATCAAGTTGATCCTGGCACTACTGCCAAATCTGCGCTCTCATTATTGCAAACCGTGAAAGATAGAACTGGAAAACCGGTTCATATGTTTGAAATGGAACGAAATGCAACTGACAATAATTGTCATGCAAAGATGGTTGAGATTCTAGATTCTGGCATTCCCTTTGGTGTAGGGAATTGGTGATAATAAACGAGAACCTTAATTGCCCTTTAATGGATTAACCCAGAAATAATCAAACTTAAACTTCACGTATCTGTAAAAATTTGTATTGGGTTCGTTTGTTGGTTTTAGAATCTCAATTGCCATTGGGCGGACATTATAGTACTTAAATACTACCTCAGAATCTGGTTCATTGTAACTAGGAAATTCAATTGTCAAATCTGCTCTAGGGAAGTTTAGATTTTTAGGTCCCAATTTAGTATTTTTATACAAACACCGCTTCATCCAATCAAAAAATAGGTTATATTGCCATGCCCCATTTTTTGCTGTCAAAAAATGAATAATTAAATCATTGTCACCAGAAGCCGTCATAGGAATCATTGTTGACAATTGAACTCTAGATATCGGAGTTTTAAGATCTTGGCCAACTGAACTGATATTTGGTATCTCAACATTCTTAATCAGATGGTGAAAATCTGACTTCCATGGTTCTGATAATAACTCTTTAACCCTTCCATCTCCACTGTGATTACGAACATTATCAAACCAGATTTTGAAGTTGACAAATGGATTAACAATTACCCCAGTTTTGCTATCAGCAGTTACTCCTTGTAAAAATCCAGCAAGACCTGTGGTATTATTTGGAGAAGGGCCGTCTTGATATGAATGGATAAATTCATGAACTGGAAACAGATCATTATTGCCATCGATTAATGTCGGTTCTGTGCCAACATCAGTTCTTACAAATCTATTAATTCGATCATCCATTTGCTTTAACCCTTTGCATACTCATATCTAATACGCCGAGTATGCAGACTTAGGTTTAATTTGGCGAAATTGCCTTGGGACAAAGCATCAAAGCTATCTAATGAAACACTATTTAGTGTAGGCTTTTCAAAAATAATTCTAGATACAGATATCCCGGTTTCTCCACTAATTGACATTCCAACATTTCTGGCCGGTGCCCCTTCTGGTGGGGTAGGAACAAATTCTGTAGAATCAAGAAATGACATATAAGCATCAGCTGAAGGGCGAATAGTTTGATACACCCCCGTGAATTCCCCGGCTTCGATTAATGCCAAGATATTTCCAAAAATCTCAGCTGATTTATCTAGCAACAATGCAAATCTAACATCACCAGAAACCTTTGGTGTAGATGGCAGTTTTATCTCATGGCCGTCTATCCATACCGATCCTCGAACATGATCTACGCCAATACCTGATACCCCTATAACTCGAAAGGGTTCATCAATAAATGTCTTCCAGTAGAATTCATAAAATGATGTAGGCAAAAGAGTCAGTGGTTTAGCACTTTTCCCGCCATTTAGGAAATCATAAAGACTGTGCCATTGCTTAATCATATCTTAGTCTATTTACCGAACTTGTTTTCACGGGTATAATTATTCTAATATGGCCATATCAAAAATCTTTTCAGCAAATATATCTGCCAAGAATCAACAGTTAAAGCTATTTAATGTCAAGGCATTATTAGACAGTATTGCCGAGGATTCTAAAATCCCTCTCGAATCTGCTGTTGAGATGGTGAAAAATCCAATCAATGAAAGCATTTTTAAGAAACTTTCTAAGGATAAAACTGGCAAAATAAAGAATTCTCCGAAGCTATCTTCATGGCACGCGTTATGCACAAAGGTAATTGCTCCATTAAAATCCTCTGGATTTATCAGTAGAGAAGATATAGATACCCTTCATTGCTTGCCATTTTGTGCCTTGATTGATATGGCTGATACCAACCCCCAGAAGTCTTATGGCGTGAACATTTATGATGAAACTGGCCAGATACTTTATTGTTCGATATTTTTAATTGATCCAACGGCCGGAATGCAGGATATTGGTGAGTCAAATCCTGCCCCAACGGCCTCTGCATATTTCTTCAAACCTGATGGAAAAACCTTAGCGTCAAAGGTATATGGAAAATGGACGACTGATGTACGTCCTAAAATCCAACAATTCAATGCGACTGGGGTGGTCATTGACATCAAATCCGAGGTTGGTGAAGAGGCCGTAAAAAATGCTAAGAAAAAACACTCAGTAGTGCCTTTGAGCCCTCTGGTTATAGATGATGTAGTCAGTACATTGACAATTACAGACGTATTAAACTATATTGATAACCTGTTAGACAAGGCTTAAAATAAGCATTTGCATAAGTTATTCTCTTGCAATAACTTATATTTTTTAGACTTATTTTAGTCTATATTGGGCCTAAAGTATTATCTACCAATAACTTAGACCCAAATATCCAAGGAACTTCTAGTCCAGACAAGCACCGTTCCGATGGGGGTGTATAGTTATCATACCGTAGAAAACGGAGTGAATCTGGACACAAGGATTATTAATCCAAGGAAATCTGTAAGGCGCATTCTACTAATTTTACGCCTGAATCCTGGTTAGATTCTAAAGCAATCCCGATACTAGGACTTGATGGAGATGCATTTGGGCCAGATAATGAGGCCCCAACCCCTGGATAATTTGACGATACCCCGACCTTGTCAAATTTGTTTATAGGACCAAGAATCTTTACTACAGATCTGCCAACTAAAACAATTCCTAGAGGGGTAATATCCTGATCTTTCCATTTAGGATCAGACATTAACTTAGTATTCATTAACATGCCGGGTTTGTCAGTAACGACAGCATTGACTTCCCCTGAAGATGCCAGAGTAATTTCAGCAGACCCACCAAATTTCACCAATGTTCCTGGCCAAGATTCACTATCAATTGGAATTGGGATGTCACAAGCATAAAGTTCTGCAAGGTCCGCCCAACAGGCTGCCATTGCAGTCAGATATGATGTGCCTTTAACAAATAAATCCCCTTCAACCAATACATCATCTAAGAAATGTCCGGTATTGGCCGTTATAGCAGTTGCTTCTAATATGGTTGTCTTTAAGACATCTGATTCTAGAATACTGGCTGAAAGATTTGAAAAAGATGCCGCAGAAATATCTGCGTATTTGGCCTTAAGATAACTGCTTTCAATAGAATCTAGATTGTTTAATAATTCGCCAAAATTGATTTTCTTGGATCTGAAAAGTGCGGTGGCAGCCGGATTAGTAGTAATTTTGCCTGCATCATCATATTGAACAGATGCTTCAAACCAAAGAGCACCAGGAACATACTCAGAATCTGTTGGGTCAATAGTGGTAGAAGTAGTAATTGATGGAGTATAGATATCGTAAGTTATTGAAGCAGTTGTTTCTGCGAGCCCACTAATTCCACTAGCATACCAATTTTCAAGGCTTAATTCCCAACCGGTTGTATATTCGGCTGTTGCAGAAGAATCACCAGATGGTGAAACTTGAACAGTATAATCCTGGATTAAAGACTGACTAGATTGTAATCGGTCTAAATCTGAAATTCGTTTAAGATAAGATTGTGCTTGTTCACTCATGATTATGTTTTATTGCTTTTATGATGATTATGGTAGGGGAAATGAACTCCAATTCATAGGGGTATTTATGATCTTGTATAACGCATTTTGAGTAAATGCTTCATAATGATATGGAGGGTAATATCCACTAAGTCCCTCCGAGGTAATTGTGGATACTGTATTTGGGTATTTAATCGTATTTGTTTCAACGCCCATATTATTGATTAACATAACAGATATTTCACTATCACTTGAATCTGAGTCGAATTCTTTAGAAAATTCAACGGCGTCAATTTTTGGGTTAGAATCCAATCCATAGATTTTAATATGCGTATTTAATTCTTCTAAGGTAATTGGGGGATCTGAAGTAACATTATGTGGTATCTCCGCATTCTTATCACCCATACCACCAAAATTCTTTATCGTGATAGTATTATTATGATCAATCCAGGGGCTACTTTGACCACTAGGAACCTCTATAATGTCATTAGTAAAGCCCGAATCTCCTGATTCTCCTGATTCTCCCGATTCTCCACTTAAAGTAGAGACCAATCGTAATCCTAAGGCTCGATTTTTTGGGCTAAAGTTATTGGTCGCCGCGGAGGTTGTTGAGTAATTATCATTATAGGAAATTCGACTATCTAGATACGCCCCCAAACCTAATTGAGTAGTAACAATTTTCGGTTCATCTTTGATATGCCGCATCTGGAATTTAAAGTCAAATACTTTAGGATTTTCTCCAATAGTTGAAGATATAGCAGATATTGGGAAGCTTACTCTAATTACTTGTTTGTTCTCACTAGTTATTGAAACCGGAACTGGATCAGAAGCAATAATGTCATCGCGCATTTTAACGTAACCATAACCAGGATCACTAGAATCATCGGTATTAAGATTCTTTTCCCATGTATAGGCAGTGTTTTGAATGGCAGGACAGAAGTCTTGATAATTTGAATAGAATTGGGCGTAGTTTTCAGGAGTTGGAGTAGTTAGGGCCGTAATATCCCCTTCACAATACTCCAAAGAGTTTAGGGTTCCATCTTCCTCATTAAATCTGCGGGCTGTATATTTAAGAATGGTATTATGGCCGTCTGGATCTCCAAATAAATAGGTACCTGGAACGGATGATGTTGGTGGGCTAAATAATAAGTCATTTGGGTAGTCTTCATCCTCTGCTGGGTATGTACAATAATCTGTATGAAAATAAGATAGTGTCCATAGGTCAAAGAATGAATCGCCAGGAAAGCTGATACTGCATATTCCTCCACCCCCACTAATACTATAATCATACGCCTGTCGAATTATACCATCAGAATTAAGACCTCTATTCCATCGTTTTTTAAAGTAATCATCATTACTTAGTATAGTTTCATCAGAAGAACTTCCAGAAGAATCTGAAGAACTTCCAGAAGAATCTACCACACTAGGGTATCTAGGCGCTAAAAGACCTCTAAAATAATACAGCGGGGTATTATTTAATGGTGTTGGATTAATATCATTAAATAATTTTCGATATATGCCTGAATTTGGGAGGTCTGGATCAGTAATTGGCCGTCTAATAGTAATAGCAGAAGAAGGCGGTTCATTAAATTCCCACTCAAATGTTATAGTATCCGTAGTACTAGTTATTGCTGATAATGGAATTGCAATTCGCCATGGGACCATATTTTCTTGGCCAGTTGGCATCCCGTCAGAAGTCGATGCAACTAGGTTGACGTATTTGCTTTTGAAATAATCTGTCTGACAAAATATTGTTGGGTTAATTAACCCGGTGGAAATTGTATTAAAATACCCGGGATTGCTTTCCGGCCGTCTATCTATTGAATCCCAATCCCCAACAATCTCTACCCCTTCAGTAATTTGAGCAGCAGCTTCCCCAGTTCCTGCATAAATCTTCAACCTCCCCGAAGACTTCGGAAATACAATCGATCCTCGCTGAGAATACCCAACTCGGTTTTCATCGAATGTTCCAGAACCTAACTTAGAATCTGTTGGGGGATCGCCAGGAATAGTAGATGCATCACTTGTAAGTGGCCATGCTTTTGTTGGTCCAGACCATCCCACTGGAATGTTTTGATCGCCAACATAAACAATATCATCATAATCGATACACGTATCAGTCATAATGACATAAAGATAATTATCATTAATAAAAATCGTGGCAATTCTATTAGTAGTATTATTCGCTTGGCATTCACCGAAAATAGATACTCCGAGTTTATCAGGATCACCAATAGGCTTAATTAAATCTGGGCCGGGTATGAATTTGAGGAAGTTGTTATTAGTATCACCATCTAAGTTAAGACCACTTATCAAAAGCTTCTTAAAGGCCATCCAACCAAAATACATTCCGCCTAAAACAAAGTTATGTTTATTTGTGTTTGTTTGGTAAAAGCGTGGGGCGATGCCCATTTTATTAGTACTTGTGCCACGAGTTTTTATTTTTTTATATTCAATTGCAAATTCTCTGGCACCATTAAAACTACCACCAAAAGCGGGATTATTTTCGGAAGTTAATACTCCGAGAATGTTATTGATTACAGCGCTTGTTGAATTTGTATAGTAACTATAAAAATCTCGAATATGGCTGTGTTTATAGGGGCCGTCTTCTTGATAATCTGAATTACTTTGATAATAATCATAATCAAACAAATCGGCAAACTTTCTTGCTGGCATACATAACTGATCAACAATTATGCTTGGGAAATTACTGGTTTCTGCTTTGCTAATTGGTATGGGAGAGCGCGCCCCTGTATTTTGATAGCCGCCCTTTTCATTCATAATAAGTTTAGTAGCAGATATTGTAACCCCGGCAGATGTGGAAGTGATAGATGTGACCTTGGCATCGTGGGCGTCTTCAGGCGGCGACCAATTATTTGGATTATATGTAGACACCCTAACATTACTTAAAGAGGCCCCACCCGCATGAAAACTTACTTCTGCATTACACGGCAAATGTGTATTAATAACCTCGTTAGTATTCGCCCAAACTGGTATAGTATAAATTAAAGAATTGTTATTACCTATATTACAGTGCCGAAGAATCTTATACTCATTTTTCTCTATATCAACCGGTAATAGATTATTATCTTCTTTCTCATTCACCACGGCAGCAAAAGCTATTCGAATACCACAATTAGGGGCACTCGTTTCTAAATTATTATCACCATCACCACTGCTACTACCATATTTTCTAAGTGTTGAAAATGTTCTAAAATATGCTAATGATTTTGAGTTAGAATATGGATCACTATCAACATCTACTCCAACACCAATTTGGTCATCATCTTTTCGGTTAAACACCATTCCAGAGGAAGGTTTATCTTCACTATTGTATATCTCTTTATTAAATGCTTCGTTAATGTATTGCAATCCATGAATAAAGAGATATTTTTTCTGTAAATCTGATCTATGATCAATTTCCCCGCCGCCACTTCCTGAAGGCTTTGGGGCGGGGCTGACCGCCGCCTCAGCTTCTTCATATTCAATAAATGGAACTCTTACAGCAATTCGTTGATAGAAAGTATTATAGCCGGAATCAGAATCAATTATTGCCGAAACATTATGGTCTTGATGAAGTTGTATAAAATCATCAATTCGCCCACATTTATGTATTAATCTAGTAACACTTTCACCATTATCGTCTTGATTCCTTTTCCCATAAGGATATGTCCTAGTTAAAACAGGAATGGCCATTGTTAACATATACTTAGATTGGTTATTCTCCCCATCAGGATATGACGGCCCTGTATATTTGTTAATAAGAATCGGCTTTTTATCTTCTTCAGCATCACCGCTTTTAAGATAGTAATATGATCCTAAAATAACATTGGAGATATCACTACTGGGTCTAACCGCAATGTCATTAATATCTCCACCTAATACACCTAAATATCCTGTAAATGCGCCGGTTTCAAGTCTCCGCCCCTCAGCGTTGAAGCTTTCAACAAAGTGGGGAGAATTATTAGCATGTTCATATATTTTGCCATTCTCACACCCACCAGGCAACCCAACACTGTTGGGGTCTAAACTCCGATTAATATATCTTGCATTATCATAACTCTTTCCAATATACCCCCCATTAGAACTAGGTAAATTAAATATATCGCCTTTACCGGAAGTAGATAATATGGATCCGCCGGTGACATTATACTCACTCATTTTAACTTCAGTATTACTTTCAGCGGGTCCACAAACCTGGTCAATATAAAATGTATGTGTATATGGATATCCTAATGCAACAACTTGTCGAGGATCCATCAATAGGTCTTCAACTTCGTCTGCCGGCTTATAGACATAATAATTCCCAGACAAATCCTGTTGAATTTCTTTCTTTATATTAACCAGATCCAAGAATAATTGCAATACCCGGTCAGATGAAACGACGTTCTTTTTCGATTCACCATTATTCCAATCTGATTTACTTCTAATAACTGGATAAGAAACTGACATATTTATGGTCCTAGNGCGATTTCTTACTCTTCAAAATGTTTTTTAAGAATGTTACTAATCNAAACAACTTGTGATATTGGCTTATACATTCCATCACCCTGGTGCCAATACCATGTTGTATGATTAAGATACATGTCTGTATATCGTTTAACAATACCCGTTTGACTAAAATTAACCCAAGGATTTGATTCTATTGTAGATGGACTAGAAATCGTTGAGTAGAAACCAACATTTCCTACAACCACGCCGGTTAAAGCACTATCTGGTTGGCCGTCTAAAGAAGTGCCGTCATAAATCTTGTCGATATAAGCAGATAGGCCGTCTGTCGAAATAACATTCTTTGGTTTATCGGGGGATGCAGAAGCGTCAAAAGTCGTTGCACTTAACGTTGATACACTTTGTCTGCCTTTACCATACACGTTATTGATATCGGTATTCTTATTAGCGAATGGCGACCATGAATATCCACCTCCACCAGAAGCCGAAACGGGCGAAATGGCAAAATCATCTGTTAGTTTTCCAGCAATATCTGGGGGCGCAAATCTTCTGGTAAGAATATCATAACTAGCAGTAACAGAACTAGGGTCACCCGTAACCGTCGCTCCACTATTAGTTAAAATAAAATCTTCAAATGGAATACCAATACCAACAGCAAGTGGATCCACCTCTGAACTTGGATGATAACCAACATCATCAAAACCTAACTGAAAATAATTCTCAGCATTAGTTCCTAATATTATTGAAAAACTTCTGATATTTGAAATACAGGCAAATAGAGATTGAATAAGAGCACCAAATGAATAGGCCGCAATATAATCCCCTCTACTTACGGATCCTGCCGCAGGGTGACTCGCCCGGACATTTTCATCTTCATATATTCCATCACTATCTGAGCCATATCCTAATACAGCCAATTCCTGAAGTTTAGAAATCGTATCTCTTATTGAATCTAAAGCAGTCCCCCCCGCGGTACTAGCATTCTTTAAGAAAATATAATAATCAGCAACTGTTGAACCTGATACGGGAGTATCTTCGACGGCATTGTAAAAACTTGAAAAACTTTCGTCGAGTCGCCTGTCTTCTATCCAGGCATATAATGCCTGAACATTATCCGCAACCTCTTCTAGGAATTTGAGTAATGTAATTCGTTCTTCAGGGGGAGGAGCTTCATCGTAAAAATCTTGATAATCGGAACCCGAGGAGTCAGATATCATTACAGCCAAATTAAGATACTGATCGAAAAGATGTAGGATATTCTCGGCCCGCATAATATGGCCTTTAAGAATTTTGTTATCAGCTTCTCGAACCCCGTTAGTTAAAACAAGATTCTTCAACCCCAAAGACTTTGGGGTTTCTCCGTAAGTTATAGGAGAAGTATTATTAGGATCACGTTTAACAAGTGATCCTTTCTCTTGTTTTTGCTTAGTTTTACGGCGGGCTGTCATTATCTACTATTTACCGAAATGGGCACGGCCCATTAAATAGCAAATCTAACGACACACTCTACTAATTTCTCAGATGAATCTAGATTTGTTTCCAAGGCAATTGCTATTGCCCGAAATCTAGGATCTTGTTTCTTTCCAACGCCCGGTTCACTTGATAAAGTGACTCTATCAAATTTCTCAATTGGCCCAGTAATTCTGACCTTCGTTCTACCGGATAATACTATCGGGTTTTTATTTGGCTGACTTCCAGCATAGTTTAATGTAATTGCTGGTTTTTCAGATATGACACCATTTGGAATAGATGTAGCAAGTCGAATTTCTTGGGCTATATTATCTTGGTTATTATCATCAGCGCCAAATTCAATCAATGATCCTGGTGGATATTGTTCGTTAGATGACCCGGAATACATTTCGGCCAAGTCGGCCCAATATGTGGCAGCGGCAATAATATAAGCCTTTCCGCCAGTTTTAGCGTCAGAGCGATCAATTTGTATTGCCCCAGCATCATCTTTATAGGCCCAATTGCCTGGAGCAACCGTAAAATTTCTTTCAACTAATACATCACCGGTAAACTTATTAGTATTGGCTTTGATATACTTGAAATTGCCGATAGTGGTTTCACTCTTTACCACATTTGTAAAACCTCGGCCAGAATCGCAACCTCCTGGAAGAACTTTTATGGAATAAATCTCTCCACTATTAAACTCCCCATATATCCCTTTAATTTGTTCAGTATTAACAAAATCTGGGCTATTTAACAATGAATAGAGATTGAATCGGCGAGTAGTATAGGAATGGATTTTCTTCCTATTACTCGTTGGTTTATTATCCATATTTAAGGCTAATGAACCCTCTAACCAAATTCCGCCAGAATTAAAGTATATTCCTATTGGATCTGTATCACTAGAAATCTCTGAAGTTATTGCACTTAAAACCAGATGCTCTTCACTATAATATTCAAACTTTTCCTTAAACCTTAGGTCCCAATTAGTCGAGGCAGTCGGTTCAATTTCATCAAAACTTTCTGCATATAAAACATGATAATCAATAGTAGAAATACCAACTGAATACTTTATCCCAGAATTATCAGGATAAGTATATCCATCGCCGCTGTTTCTAGCAGGTCTTAAATCTGATATTCGGTAATAATACATAGCTTAATCCGCTTCTTCTTCTCGATAAGTTTCTACTAACAAATCTATCTTCAAAGCATCCCCACCAAATACCGCGAAATCTAACTTTACATTCCCCCCACCACTTATTGCAGCAGGAATAAAGAATCCTGTATTAGAATCAATAGGCGTAATGCATATCGGATCAAGTTGTGGAGAATCATACATGCCAACCCGTCTACGATCTCGATATTCTGAATCAGAATAAATCCCTCTTGGTGGAGATGCTAGAGAACAATGAACTGCAATGATATTCTTTATGTTAAAGTATTCAGGATTTAGAACTAGGCCGTAATTTGTATATGTAGTTGACAATAAGCCAACTATAGGATTTTCTTCTAAATTCTTTCTGTTAAATGTTGACCCAGCAAATTCTCCTTTGCTCCAACCCAATATATTATTCACATAAAACGTAAATGTGGTTGGAATATCAAAGGATATCTTTGTTAAATCACTTGTCAACCGGCTTATTCGATATTGTAAAACAGCACTGTCTGTTTTCTCTAANGTCTCATTATCAATCACCGTGTCATAACTAGTCATTGATCCCAGATTCCTAGTTGATGATGTCGAGTATTTCGGAGTTGCATCTAACGTACGAGAACGAATCATTCCCCAGGCATTAGGAGAATTCACATCATTCTGAATCGTTTCATAATCTTGGCCTTTGGCTGCAAAACTTAGTGCAATATAAGACAACCAAGGATTGCTCGTATATACCGATTCCTCGCCGTTTCTAATTGATTTGACCCGATTTAACAGTTCATTCAAATAAGTTACTACACTAAGGCGATTATGCATTTCGCCAATATGTTCACCTAAAAGCCTTTTTACTTCTGCCTGTCCTCTGGCTTTAGCAAATCTCGTTAAATCTTCATAAGAAATAGTCGAAGAGGTAGTTAATGGTGGGGAAAAAATGGCTGTCCAAATAGATAAAATTGAATTGTTATTGGACAGGTTTTTGACAACTGAGAAAAATGCTGAGTTGTTTTGTGAATAAGTGATTGCAGACACCCAAATCTGCCCTGAACCACTTCCTGGTATAGAGGAGAGATTGATGAAATCTAGGCCTTGATTACATTCACCTATAGATGAAATGTAATAAAGCTTCTGGTTAAGAATAGCAATGAAACAATTTCCAGCAGCAACGACTTTAGAATTGTCTAGATTTGACACCGAGTCTTTGATGATAGTCTTTAATCTAAATCCATCAATTCCATTTTGATCTGTTGTTTTACTGGCTAATACCACCCCGACATTTTGCACACACATAATAAATCGATCTGATTTATTAGGCAAACTGGCTATCGATTTGATTTGATATTCTCTTAAACATTCAAATTCTGGAGAAGAATCATAATCCTTGGTCAATTCAATATTGCCAGTTGAATAGGCAGGAGTATAAATTGTGCTAGGACTCCCGGTTGTGGGGTGATATGTTATTTCAATATATCGATCACCATACTTATCATCTACAGGCCGAGTTTTTATGGTAGCGATTGTTGCATCAATCTTGCCCCAATATGATAATATAGAATTGATATTAATGCGTATTCCCAAACTTGGATATTCAACTAAACCACTAGGATGACAAATTTCTTGGTCATCGTATCCTTCAACTGGGGCAGCAATAACATTTGAATATACCTTTGCACCAACTCGATCATATTTGAATACAGTTGTTCCAAAGTCATTGACAACAACTAATCTCGCAGAATTGTCTTTAGTTTTTCTATTGATAACAATATCATGGCCAGGGCGCCAATCGATCAACTTCACGATTACTCTGCCATTTGGACAAAGATAAATCATAAAGGTTCCATACTGGCCAGTAAACACCCCAACTAAAGTCATAGTGATTATTTCTTTAGTAGGATCAGTTGATGGTGGAAGTACGCCCGTGCCAGAATCAATCCAAATCACTTTATGGATGTAATCCTTGGCGCCATTTAAGGCGGCCTGTTTTACAAATTGTTCACTATACAATCTCTCATCATCAATAACAGTCAACCATGGTCTGTTAAATGATTCTAAAGATGGCTCTTTNGTTGCTAATTCCTTGAAATTGATTCGCTTGACAATATACAATCCCGGGCAGGGTTTATATTCGCCACCATCAATATCTGGATCAAAAACAGAATTTGCCATTTCCTGAAGAATGATAATTCCATAATTGGTAGAAGCAAAGATAAAGTTCTTTGACTCGTCTGCCCATCCAGCTTTATAGATAACCTCATCTTCAAATAGGTCTAATTTTAGAGAATACTTTGGCCGGTCATCACCATTATCTTGTTCATATAAATTATTCAGGATGCCATTGTCTAGATAATAAAAGCCTGATGGAATATCTTCACTAGATTTTTGAGGGCCTATTGCAATAACATAATTGCCGATAGTTAATGTAGTAGTAGAATCCGGCAATGCCTGATCTGTTTCAAATATGCCAATAACATTTGCCTGTCCAATGGCAGTACTTTCTGTTCCTGAAATACTGATTTTCTTCTCACTAGTTAAAATCCCGCCATCTGCAAGAACAATCTTATCAATAGATTCTTGGGCGTTTTTGCTAGTTGTAATAAAATTACTAAGACTTCCTTGATTTACAGAAGACTCCTTGTTGTTTAAGTATTCTAGAACTTCGGCTAGATTGTCATTCAACCCCAGAAATACTCGGTTTATAGTTGGAGAATCGAACATAAACTGGTTTCTAGAGTCAACAAGTTTTGTCTTTGGTGAAGAATGCAAGCCCGGGGCCTTCCCATGAGAAGTCATAGCGTGTCGATACTTCTCGTTAAGAATTTCGATTAAATTGAGTTTTCTAAGAGTGGTTGCCATTTTTAATGCTCTTGGATTTTTCCATATATGCGGTAACTGATATAAGCCTGAGAAGTGTCAATCTTTTCAACTCGCCGAGTATTTGTGCTGTCTATTTTAACTGGAATAATGAATCTGCATTTTGTTGATTCTTTATACATTACCATCGGTTTGGCATTTATCTTAGTCGTATAAACCTTAGAATCCCCTTTATAGGCAATTCCAAGTGTTCCTTCAAGTGAACATTCGACAATATAATCATCTGGATCTAAAATCTGGCCAAATTCTATATTATCAGTATAGTATACAAAAATATCTCTAGGGTATTTGGTGCTTCCTGTATGGATATCTTTTGAGAAAGTAGTTGCATTTAGTCTTGATAAAAGGTATTTGGAGAAACCAATCTTTGAAAGGTCTGCATTGCTGAATTCTTTGGTGCTTAATGGGACAATTCCAACCTGCTCAAAATACTTTCCAGAAGCCGTATAAAGTGCTTTTGCAGTATAGGCAGCATCAATCTTAGGTTGATTGATTTGAAGGGGGCTGTTCCCAATGTCACTTTCTTGGATTTGTTCTAATGCAAACAACCCCTCAATCTCTGCTCGAATATCATCTTTTGGAGAAATTGGCTTTCCGGCTAAATGATAACTACTGTTTTCATGTTCATAAATAAACTCTTTAGCCAAAGCAGCAATGAGGTCCGTAAATAATGATGCAGCATTGTCTGATTCGACAACCTCTAGAATGTTTTCTAGTTGTGTAATCAAATGCCAATTATTGATATGGCCATCGGCAACTAGCCGCATTAACTCAGCATTTGAGAATTCTTTGTATCTAGTGCCGATTTTTGAGTTGGCAATTATGCCACAATACTTCTTTGATGGAAGTTTGATGAAGCAGATATTGGCTCTAGTTGGATCAACCCCAGACGGACAATACTCCCCGATATTGATATCAGGAACTGCGATTTTTACTTCTGCTAATGCGTAATTAGCAATTTCAACAAGTTGGCTAAATAGTTCTTTCAAGGGAGCAGTTGCCTGAAGAACATTATGTCCATATAGGGAGTTAGATAAAATCTTGGTTTTATCTAAAAGGCTTTTGATGACAGGGTTATTTGACATTTAAGCAACAATAATTCCAGTAAACATATTTGAAACATGATGGGCCCATCCACCACCATCATAGGTTTGGGTGAGTTCACTGAATTCTAAACGATGGCTAGAACTTGATGGAACTAACGATCTAACTTTAATGGCCTCGACCGGTCGCCATTCAAACAAATTAGAAGATTTTGCTGATGGTTCAATATAAAGTCTTGTTCGGGTTCCAGGCATAATACAAGTTTTTAGAGTAACTAGGGCGCCATTTGGACTGACTGGAATAACTTGAGAATCAACAACAATCCAATCTTCAATGACCGTATTATAGACTTGCAACATAATCGTTGCCTGAGGAGAAGCCGTGTAATGATTTGGCTCTAATGCTAATAATCCAAATACTGTATATTGAGAAACCCGGTTTACAGAATTTGTAGTTAGAATGGGACCGCCATATCGTAATACAGGAATTGGAATGATCTCATTAGTCTTTTTCCAAGAATCCGAATTGCTGGGATTTGCCAAACGATCTGTAAATGGAAACTTATATGTTGCTTGAACCAAACTTTCTACTTCTTGCCAACTATTAATTGGTCCTAAATCAAGATAGGATTTATCATATATGAAATATCCAGGAGTATCTTCTGTAGGAACCGTCACCTTTGATGGTATATTATCCCATTCAACAGAATTAACATGGGTATAAAACCCAGGATAAGTTTCTGGGTTTTTAGGACGAACATAATAACTTTGAAGTTCACCACTTACAGTCATCAAACTCGTGCTATATTGATCCAGGTTGATTAGGTCATATTTAGTCAATATAACATTATAGTGAACCGAATTAGAAGAAATTGGATTTTCAACTAAATGTGATGCTGGAATATCATAATCATCCCAAATATGATCTAAGACAATCGGGCGATGGTCAGGAGAACCAAATCGAATTGAATAATCAGTGCTTCTATCAATATAAGAGGTAACAGCACTAGGATCTACTTGGTTATATCCATCTAAAAATGATAGCCCAAGGCGTTTAACAGGGATATTAAAATAACGATATGCTGCTTGTAAGACGTATTGGTATAAAGGATACTCATCAATTATCTCAGCTAATAGGTCGTAATCATACCAATCGGCAGGTAGCAGTGGAAAAAAAGGATTGTCAATACCTATACTTTGTGACATCCAATTATGTAGTGGATCATAAGGGAATCCACCCACTTTACTAAATTCTAGTTTTATACTAAAAAATCTGTCGGCGGGAGGGATTTTTCTTGCATCCAAATCACCCAACCGAGAAACCGAGTATGGGCCCGGATTGCCATTCGGATCATATCCAATAGTCACTGGATAATCAAACAGCCGAGGAATATCAGCAATTTTGATTCTATCCTTAAAGCGAATAGTATCCACAGGATCTCGCTTTAAACTAGGCGGAGGAGTTTTTTGACGTGGACTTTTTTTCTTCCTATCTGCCTTTTTTCTAGGCTTTACTGGCGCCCGCTTATCCTTTTTTTCGGCTTTATCCTTAGCCGGCTTAGATTTTTTCTTAATAGTTGCCAAAATTGTTCGAGCCTTAAACTTGTCTATTACTTGATAACACCTATTATTTACCTCGAAGTGGGCTGCCCAAATCTCTTCGTCGGTAAATATAGTAATAAAGCAGTTATTGTTAAAATAGACTATGGCAACTGATATTACGTCATTTACGATTAAATCTGACAAGCAAGAGGTTATTGACAATCTAAAAACCTCGTTTGTCTTAGGCAAACAGGCAGTTCTTAAAGGTAACGAAACTGATAAAGATCGAGTTTATTCTCTTGCCAAACTTCCACTGACTAAGTATATTTCGAGTGACCTATCACCAGAAAATGCAAAAATTATCGTTGGCCAAATCCGAGAAACTGCTGATCGACTAACAACTCGATTAAATGAAGTTAACGATCTGCTTCCTAGAATTACAAAAATCACGAAGAAAGATGTGGCTGAAGCAAATCTGACATTAAACGCCGACAATCCTATTTCATATTCAGAAGCTATCAGCCAAATCACTGGGACATTTGTCAGCAAGTCAGAATTTCTGAAAATGATGAATGAGGTCTTTACTGAGTTTTGGGCAGAAGCCGCGGATCTGATCAATTCGGCGTTCTCTCAGAGCATGTATGCTCGTCAGTATACTGGATCTATGATCGGCCTGAATCCTGAAAATCGGGCATTCTCTGAAATCAGCATTCACGAAAACGAATAAATGTACACTGTAGTTAACATTAAAGATATTGAACCAATTGCTTCTAACAAAGCGCTGTCTAAATATGATGGTGTGTTTTTGGTTGATGATAAGACTAACAAAATCACCTTTGAAGAAAATGATCCATATGGCTATAAATCTCTAGAATTTCTAACTCAATGCAGTTCAACGATTCAATCTATTGGCGCAAAGTTAGATAATACAGAAACCGAGATTAAAACGACATATCTATTAGATATGGATTTGATTGCGACATATGTTCCTCAAGGAACGATCAAACAATATCATGTTCAAAATGTCTTAGATAAAGCGAACGATAATGGATTCCTAACAATTTCTAAGGCTAATGCAATTAAGGCAGAATTGATTGCTAAAATCAAACAGCTGAAAAATCATTATCTAAATGAATTCACGGTCTATGCGAACAATACATTCATAAAACAGCAGCAAGTATCTAAGGATTGGCAAACTGTAGATTGGGATGGTAATAAAGGCGCTCAACCGACGTCTGGGGCAAAACCCCTAAAAAGTGATGCTGAAATCAATGTCAGCACATTTATGTCAAGTATTACCGGCCTTTTATCTGACTTGACATCTATAACCTCAGAAACAAATATAACCGCTTTGGTATCAAACGCAGAATCTATTTCTACTGATGGCCTTCAAACCACGAATACCATCCAAGAATTATCTGCCACAATAATAAACAAGCTTGAAGAAGCATTTTTTAGCATTAACAACAATGTGCTGAAAAATCTAACCAAAATAGATTAACCAATGTCATATCTGATTTACATTCCAAACGATAAAACCAATGAAATCTGCTTAGTAGATCCAGAGTTATTATCTGAATATATTTTAAGCCAAGATGATGTTGCTTCTATTCAAAACTGGATAAACACAATTGACACCACTATCAGCGCGATATTGATCAATGCTAGAGCCCGAGGTGGGGTGGATAATATAACTCGAGCAGAATTAGACAGTCTGTATCTTCGTCGAGACAATCCTGATAATATCACAGAAAAAGACTATGTGAAATTAGAAGAATTTATTAGAAACCAGCTTCTTGGGTGTAATGAAACTGACTTTGATTTAGCCGAAGCTTAATCTAATTGGACTGCCGCAACACTATTGACAGTCTTAGCCAATTCAACAAACGGCACATATAAGAATCTTGATGAAAGTGCCTTATATGATTCTTGGATAATTGCTGTTAAATTAGAATACCCAACACATAATCTCATATGATTCGTATTAGTACCGGGCACTAATTCCCCAATGCAGCAAAATAGATATTTGTGAACTAAAGACTTGATTACAGTTGCTAATTTATCGGCATCCAAGAACTTATATTCTCTAGCACTTACAAATCGTTTTAGCTTTAGATTAAAATCCGGTGGGGTTATTGAATTGATTGTTGCTATTACGGAATCGATATTTGTGCCAAATACTGATTTATTGTTAATGTTTTTATCCTTATTGGCAAGCTCAAATGCCTTGACAGCATCTATCTCAATTCTTTTCCCGGTTTTTTGCCAGTACAATGCCTCGTATATTGTTGACAAAACAATAACAGAACAGGTTGGAACCGTGGGGTTTTGAAGTTTTTGCCCCAGCAAATAGTTTCGATTGTCTAAACTAAATGGTGGGCCTATAGGTTTTTCAATTGTTCGATAGAAAGCCCCGGGCATTTATTTGGCAGTTTGTTGATTGTAGATGATATAGGACAGTGTCCAATCTGACAATACCCAAACCCGTTCTTCTGGTTTATCTGGCACAATTTGAGTGCCATTAATCTCGATTTTTGTTTGGGCCGGAAAGTATACCCCTTCAAAATCATACTTCTTATGAAGTTCAACGGGCTTAGTTGTTCGACAACCTAAAATCCCAAATAAACCGGCAAATAAAACTGAATAGATAAGAATTCGTTTAAGCGTGGTCATTTTGTTTAATCCTCGTCGTCTCTTTTTTTCTTCTTTCTTTTCTTTTTCTTGAACATCAGACAGCACATCCAGAAAATAATAATAAGAAGAGTTTTGCGCATTATCTGACAAAACCTTTTGTTTTCTTGGTCTTTTTCTGATCAACTTTATCTTTTTTCTCGTGGATATTATCAATCAAATCTTCTACACTATCAGCTGAAGAAACCTTGTCTTGAACTGTTGCAAGATCATCTAATTCTACAGGCTCGTCCTTTTTCTCGGCCATTGTCTTGTCAAACTTTTTCTTGACAATAATTTGAAGAATTTTTAGAAGCAATGCGAACCAGGCAGAATTTTTAATAGCAACTAGGGCGCCAATAAATCCAGATCGAGGCTGGCTAGTATCTTGTTCTTGTTGCTCAGAAGTTTGGTCACCAGACAGATGTTGATTTTCTCGGTCTATAGAACCATCTGATGAAAGGCTAGTAGGTTTTTCTCCTCCATCTGGATTCGTGTCATATAAATTAATATAGTCTTTGGACATAGACATAGCGAATTTTCTCTTTATTTTTAAGTATGATTACGCAAGAGACGAAGACAGGCGCGAAGACGTTCACGATCACGCCTATTAAAAGGCTTTGTCGATTCTTCAGTTTTAGCACCAGATTTTCTTGCGGCTTTATCGGCAGCAGCAATTGTATCCAAAACCCATTGACGATTTGCAGGATTATCTGGCAAAAAATTCAATCTGGCTTGTAGAAATCCGGCCATCCAGGCAGCATGATTGCCCGGTTCAACAACCTCTCCGGCTCGCCTTACTGCCCTATCTAATTCACGTAGATTTTCATGCATAGGTTTTTTCACCCCTTTTTATTATATCTATTTATCATATAGAAGACCCCCGTGACGACTATGCCAAGCTAAAGACTTGGTATCTATCTCGGTAGATTTATTAGCATCAATGCCGAGAAAAGGCCGCCTTCTTCAGAGGTTGCCATGAATCGGCATCAAGTCATTCATTGCCCTGTTCTTCGATGTACTTCTGAATAGTCTTTTCATTGGCATTTCCAATACTTGCTACGAAATACCCATCTGACCAGAAAGTATGTTCTTTCCAGATAGGCTCTATCCAAATGAGCAACAAGAAGTTTTGATGAACAAGACTTTTGGTTGTTGTCGTCAAATCTACAATTTGCATCTTAATGAACGCAACGAGTATTGGAAGAAGTATTCAGAAGTTCTAAAGGAGGAACGACCGATTCTAAAGCCAACGACAGAGAAGCAATGGAAAGAGAAATTCGAGTACATGAAGGAAGTCTCATCTACTGCTCTTCAACAGGCTAGAAAAGACTGTGATACAGCTTTTGACAACTGGTTCAAGTCTTCAAAGGGAATGATAGGTGGAAAGTTCAAGCATCCAAGGTTCAAGTCAAGGAAGTCTAATGACTTTTCATATCGAGAAGTCATGATTTCCAAGAATTGCTTTGACTTTGATCATAGAACATTGAATATTCCAAAACTCAAGAAAGTCAAGTTCAAGCTTCGTTCATTGCCAAAGAATTTCATCATTAGGTCAGTCAGAAATATAACTGTCAAGAAGACTCCAAGTGGGAAGTATTTCGCTTCGCTTTGCTGTGAAGTAGAATACATTGAGTCAAGATACAGACATGAAAGCCAAATGTCTGCAATTGGCTTGGACTGGAGTCCAAAGACATTGTTTGTGGCCGACGATGGAAAGACAGGCCGCGACTACAACTATGTCGCATTCAAGCAAGAATCTTCAAAGAAGTTGCACAGGCTTCAGAAGAAGATGATGAAGAAGCAAAAAGACAGCAAAAACAGAAATAAAGCTAGAATCAAGGTTGCAAGACTTGAAGAACACATTGCCAATCAAAGAAAAGACTTCCAAGAAAAACTTGCTCTTCAACTAGTCAAGCAATATCAGGTCATAGGAATAGAAGACTTAGACTTGAAAGGAATTGCAAAGTTCCTAAGAAACGCAAAGAACATCAATGACACAAGCTGGAACAGTTTTGTGTCAAAGATTGAGAGAAAGGCAGCAAGATTCAACTCAGTTGTCATCAAAGCTGAAAGATGGTTCGCCTCTTCAAAGACTTGCTCGAAATGCGGCTATGTGAAGCACGACTTGAAGCTGAACGACAGAATGTGGACATGTCCAACATGTAGGGCAAACCACGTTCGAGATATGAATGCGGCCGTCAACCTAAAGAAAAACGCTTTAAGTACCCTGGGAAGCAGGGGAATTAACGCCTGTGGAGAAAGTTGTCACTGTTTGTGTAGCAATCAAACAACTTCGATGAAGCAGGAATGTCAGGTTGTGAAACCTGACCAGAATAGCAATCATCTTTAGTGATTGCCAGCTTCAAGTGAACTCTATACCAAATTTGTACCATTTTGCAAGTTGTTCGTCTTGAATGACTATTTTCTTGTATAATTAATCAACATTGTCATTAAATAAACGAAGGATCTAAATGAATTCTAGACGAGCAACAGAAACTATTACAAATCCAGTTTGTGAACAAACAATCAGCAAAACAATCAAAACCGCGGTAGATATTGTTGGGTCTACATATGGCCCTAATGGTTCTAATATCTTAATCAATCGAGGCGGCAGAACTCGGGTCACCAAGGATGGTGTAAGTTGTTTGATGGCCTTAAATTTAAAAGACCCGTTTGAAAATGCTGTTCTAGATGTTCTTAAAGATGCATGTTTGAAAACAAGTCATAAGGCAGGGGATGGCACAACCGGAACACTCATTTTAACCAAAGCCATCTATGAAAATCTTTTAGCAACTAAGAAGAATCTTAGTCCTATTAAAATTCGAGATGGTGTAATGGCTGCTGTAAAAGCGGTTATTGAAGTTCTTAATAAGCCTGAAATGACGGTGACTGTTGACCCAAATTCACAGCAATCTATCAATTCTCTGGTTCGCCGGGTTGCTATTATTTCAACAAACGAGGATCTTGAATTGGCCGATTTGATTACCGAGATTTTCTGTAAAATCGGGCGCAATGCAAATATCAAGTTAGAGCAATCTAATACAACGACAACTTCTTATTCAATTTCACAAGGATATAATGTTTCTTCACCAAGACTTTCCCCATACTTCGCAAATGAAGATGGGTCTGATTATGTGCTAGAAAATCCTGCCATTTATGTGTCTGAAAAAGCAGTGAATGATGTCTCTGAAATCGTGCCCATTCTAAATAAACACGGCAAAAATGGAGAACCTGTTGTTATCTTTGCACCAAGATTTGATTCACAAGTTATCAATATGGCAGTAATGGCTAAGATTCGTGGATTGAAAACTGCGTGTGTGGAAGTCTCTGTTTTTGGAAATGACCGTGATACTTTGAAAGATATTGCTGCTATTACTGGTGCAGATATTATTTCAACAGCTACGGGAGTTTCATTCCTTGGCGAAGGTGGTGGTGGTGGAAATGTTTCAGTAAACCGGGCATCTTCAGGGCCATTTGGAACCGCGGCATCTGTTACGATCAATGGAACGGATACGATTATTATTCGCAATGAAAAAGCAGACAGCACGAAACTAAATACGGTTATCGAAAATTTGGCCACTAAGATTAAAAATGATAGTGAAAAAGGTTATGACGTTTCATTTGACACCTTGCGACTAGGAAAACTGACAAATGGAATTGCTGTTCTTAGAGTTGGTGGAAATACAGAAATCCAAGTCCAAGAACGATATGATCTTGCCGAGGATGCAATTAACGCTTGTAAATCTGCATTAGCGACTGGCGTAGTTGCTGGCGCAGGGGCGGCTCTTGCATTCTTTAATGGTGAAGTAAACCGAGAATTAGTTGATAAGATTCTTAAGAAACATGGTATTGAAGGCCAGCATTTCTCTTCGTTTAATCAAACTTCTAATACCGCGTTTAAGATCGGGGTTTATGCACTCCTGAATTCTCTTGGTTCTCTTCAAGATAGATTGTTGCAAACAACCTCTGATTCAGAATACATCAAGAATTTGATTAAGACAACAAAAGAGGCTGTTAGCACAAATAATAACAAGAATAAAAACCAGGCGGCATTTATTACCTTCAATGCCAATTCAATGAAAGTTGGAGATGCCTTAGAATTAGGAGTTGTTGATCCTCTTTGGGTGGTTGAAAATGAATTGATTAATGCTGCAACTGCTGCAACCACATTATTCACAACTGTCGCTATTACAACTGAGCAACAAACCAAGGAAAATACAATTGCTGATGCAATTACGGCAATGGTTTAACCGCCAGCGACCATATAATTAATATATGTTAAGTGTTGTCGGAAAGACATTATTCTTCTCAGATTTGCATATTGGTATTCGTCGAGATTCTTTGTCTAGACTGCTTTTATCAGCAAAGGTTATTGAGGAAGTTTGTGAAATTGGAAAATCTCGGGGCATTGAAAATGTTGTCTATTTAGGCGACTATTTCAATTCTCGGGAATATATCAATTCAGTTTCTCTTATTGTTTCTCATAAACTGATTAATCTCTTGGCAAAGACGTTTAAGCAAGTTGTCGTTATTGTTGGCAATCATGATTTAGTAAGTGACAACTTGCCAGGAATCTCGCCGGTTAATATATTCAGCAATGTTAATCGAGTTACTGTTATTTCGAAACCGACACGATTTACATTTAATGGAAAGGCAGCTTTAGCCGTTCCTTGGGGAATAGAAACTAACCAACCCCTGCCGTTTAAAGACGAAGAATTCAATTATATCTTTGGCCATTTTACTCCATCCACCGCCGCAATTAGATATAATCGAATCAATACACAGTCAATTGTAAACTCAAAGACATATATTTCTGCGCCAAAAAATGACATTGTGGCATTTCTAAAATGTCTAAAACCCGGTGGGTTATGTATGTCTGGGCACATTCATAATCGAACTGGATTTGACTATAAAGGAAAACGGGTTATTTTTATTGGCTCCCCATTAGTTTTGAATTTTGGAGAAACCGATTCTACTCACGGGGTTTTTATCTTAGATGATCAAGGTGAGACCCCCGAATTTATAGAACTGGATAAAATTCCAAAATGTATGACTATCAAGATTTCAGACTTTGTAGATTTTTCTAACAACAATGAACTGAAGAATCTGGATGAATTGAAAAAGTTTGAGGGCCAAATTATCAGACTGAATAATGATACTGAGTTGAGTGTAAAACAGCGAGAAGAGTTTAACGCGGCATTAGGCCAAATTCGGGTTTTTGATATTCTTCAACCTATCACTACATTCAAACAATTCATTACAATGATGGGTGATGACAACAGCCAAGGCGATAAAAATAAAGGTGGCCCAGGCCAAGTTCGATTTACAATGTCTGGATTTATTGATAAGGTTTTAGGGCTAATAGACCCAGACGTTATCAATTCGGCTGACACGACAGTTGGTGAATTGAAAGGCCTCTTTAACAAATATGCTTTAGAGGTTTAACCAATGAACTACATTATTGAACGGGTAATCTATCATAACTTCCTTTCATTTGATGATGAGGAATTTGTGATTACGGATTATCCTGGAATCACTGTAATTAGAGGCATAAATGAAGATATTCCTGAAGCTGCAAACGGTGCTGGCAAAAGCACATTATTTATTGGTGTGGTGTTCGCGCTTTTTGGGAAGGCTGGCCTAAAGCTAAATTACAAAAACCTTAAAAACAGATACGTAGATGCTAATGAATTCTTCGTAGAGCTTCATATCATTATTAATGGCGTGAAGTTTATTATTATTCGTGGAGCAACTGCGAGCAATGCCTTCTTAAAATTGATCAGGGTAAATCCTGATAATGATAAAGAAGAACAAACAGATATATCGGGGCCATCTATTGCAATTACAGATGAAATGATTGCTAAGATGCTTAAAGGCATTACCCCTGAAATCTTTTTTAAGACGATATTTTTGACGCCGGCTTTCGGGGTCAATTTCTTTCAACAGTCAAAAACCGAGCGCCAAGAATTCTTGAATTTCATATCTGGCACCAAACATATCTATGATATCAATGGAGCAATTTCTAGAGACATCTCAAATACTCAGAATGATATCAGATTGATAGAATCCTCGATGGCCATTATTTCCAAGACATTATGTGAATTAAAGGCTCAACAAGAAGCTTATCAAGAAAAAATCAAAGCAGCTAAACAAGATTATTCTAATACCCTCAAAGAATTAGCTGCAACAATATCTGCACATAAAAGGGCATTAAAGAAGTTAGAAGATAAAGCAAATAAGAAAGAAACAGAATTAGCAAATAATCGAGTGGCCCTGGCCAATACCAATTCAGACTACTTAAAAGCAACACACCGATTAAATGAACTTAATAATTCCTTGCTTCGAATTAAAACGACTATTGACAAGTATGCCGATTTGATTAAGAAAAACAAGTCACTTACTGAAGTCTTATGTGAAGATTGCAAGCCAAAGTTAGATACGATTCTTAATACAACCAAAAATCAAGAGCAAATTGATTTGGGCAAAAAGGAGCTAGAAGAATTAAAGGAACAAATTAAGGAAGCCAAGAAAATCCAAGAAGACTTAGTAAAGACTAAGGAGACAATGGAAAAGGATAGATCGACATTATCTGATGATCTCCTTAAGTTTAAGCAGTCTATTGCTGATGAAACTAAATCTTTAACCGTTGCCGAAGTAAAACACACTAACATTAAGGCAGCAGTCAAAGATTTAGACAATACAAACCAATTTGATGGCATGATTCAGGGCAAACAAGACGAGTTGAATGAATTCGTTGAAAAGAAGACAGAATTAGTTAAGTATAGAAAACAATTGGATATCTTGAAATTCGCGACTAATGATGAAACTGTCAAGAAATTCGTTATTTCAAGGTTCATTACATCCCTGAATTCTTATATGGCCATCTTGTTAGAGCAGATGGGAGCAGATTATTCTTGTGTTTTCAATGACGATTATTCATTGTCATTTTATACTCCCGGAGGAGAATCTAGTTATGACACATTTTCTTCAGGAGAAAAGATGCGAATGACAATCGCGGCCTCGTTTGCCTTTAGGTTTCTATTGATGAATCAATATAACTTCGAGGTAAATCTTTTGGTTTTAGACGAATACTTTGATTCGAATTTAGACAAACTGGCGATTAATGGTATAATTTCTATATTGAAGAATAATGTAGGAGGAGGAGCAGCAACATCTATTACAAACCAAATAGATGATGAACAGCAAAATCTGGGACAGCTCTATAATATCTTCATTATTTCACATCGAAATGAAATTCTTGAAGCGGAGGAACCAGATATTTCTACGTTATTGATCAAAAAGAAAAATGGAATTTCAAAGATTGTTCGCGATTAAATGTGGCCATTTACTAATACAACAAAAATCAAGAAAAAGCCTGCATTAAAAGAAAGGGATAATCAGGCGGCTACTCAGAAAATCATATTGCCCAAACCTAATCCGCCTCCTGCCAAGACTATACCCCAGAATAAAACAAGGAATAAAAAGATTATGCAACCTACGCCACCAAACCAACCTCCACAAAAATATGTATTCACATTAGAAGTTTTTGAGCAAAATGAAAAGGGCCAGTTTCAATCACATATTGATGAAGGTGTTATTGGAACATCGGAATTAGAATTGGCCAAGATTTATGCACTGTCTGAACAAAAAATTCGGGTAGTCAGTAAAGTTCCTTATGTTAATCTGCAAAAATCCGGAGACGATCCAGTTGGAGCGGGATTAAGTGTCAATGATATTATTGGAGGCCCAGGAGATTTTTCTGCTTTACCTAACAATTCACCTCTCCGCGGACCTCCCCCTCAAGATGGCCCAGGCGGCTCTTTGTCAATGACTCCTCCCCCTTCCCCTCCTTCTCCTCTTCCTTCTCCTACACCAGAACCAAGAGTCACCAATCCAAGACCGCCATTTCAACCTATTCAGAAAAAGCAACCTGAACCTAAGTATCTTTTAGTTGGCAACACGAAGATTAAAATTATTGGTGATGAAGTTTATCAACAACATTGGATTCGTGCAACTGTTGAAGAGGCCGAAAATATCAGGGTTATTTCGACTAAGAATAATCGAATTGTTTCAATGAAAGACCGGCATTTTGAAATTCAAAAATGGGTGAAAGTCGAACCAGGCATTCCTTCTTCTATGACTGATGATGCCTTTGATAGTAACCCAGTTAGTAGTGAAGAATTTAATCGAGATTTTTCTTGGCCTTCTCGTTCAATACGGCCTGTAACAGATCCGATTCTTCAAGAGGGCCGAGAAAATAAAGGCGGGGTTAATGAAAAACCAACTATTCCTCTACCAACAATTCCTCCAAAAGGACAAAATCCAAAACCAACTAAACAGCCTAGGGTGAAAGCCGCAAAGCCAAGTCCTCCACCACCTAGATTAATCAAAGAAAGCAAAGACAAACCCGAATCAATTTCAGTCGAAGAAGAAGAAGAAGAAAAGGAAAACTCTCAATGACCTATATGTTAGCGTCTATTCTTGGAATTATCCTAGGGGCATTTGTAGGAGGAACCGTTGGGAGAATTCTAGGATTGCTTGCCAATAAATATATTAGTGGCATTACATAGACTTCGTCAACAGCTCACCACTTAGTCTTTAACAAGACTTGAAGTGGGAGCTTGTAAAAGCTATGGTTGACTAGACTAAGCCTTAATTGGCTACGTTATTATAGTTATCACACCCTAGAATGATACCCTAGTTTTAGGCTCTGTGTAGGCTCTCTAAACAGTTCTGATGAGTAGGAACAGTGAACCTAATGTGTATGTTCTCACATACAAGCTATAATAACATTGTCTAAGGGTAACAACTCTGAAAGGAGGACATAACTTGAGAGTATATGTCAAAAATTTAAGAGGTGAGGCATTAATGCCAACGACACCTAAAAAAGCAAGAAAATTACTAAAAGAAAATAAAGCTAAGATAATAAGCTATGAACCATTTATAATACAATTGTTATATGCTACTGGTGAAACTAAACAGCCTGTAAGCATAGGCATAGATTTAGGAGCAAAACACGTTGGCGTGGCTATAACTACAGAAGACAAAGTGTTAGCAAAAGGAGAAATTGAACTCAGAGATGATGTATCAAGTCTTCTTGAAACAAGGAAAATATATAGGCGTTCAAGAAGAGGTAGAAAGACTAGATATAGAGAGCCAAGATTTCTTAATAGAACTAAATCCAAAAAGAAAGGTTGGTTACCACCTAGTATACAAAGCAGGATAGATAACACTTTTATGTGGATTGATAGGTTTTGTAATTTATTACCTAATCCCAACTTAATTATTGAAGTAGGCAAATTCGATGCCCAGAAGATGATAAATCCAGATATAGAAAGTAAAGGATACCAAGAAGGCAATACTTATGGGTACTATAACACTAGATATTATGTGTTTGCTAGGGATAGCTATACCTGTCAAGTATGTAAGAAGAAAGGCAAGATACTTCAAACTCATCACATAATATATAAATCTAAAGGTGGAACTGATAGAGCTAATAATTTAATAACCGTATGTACTGATTGCCACAATCATAAGAATCATCAGGAAGGGGAAATATTTTATAAATGGATGGCAGATAAAAAGAAAATGCCAAGTTACAAAGAAACACCCTTTATGAATATTATAAGAAAAAGGGTGTTTGAAAAATATCCTAATGCATATATAACCTATGGCAGCATCACTACTCCTAAAAGGAAGGAATTAGGTTTGGATAAAACTCATTACAATGATGCTTTAGTAATATCAGGGGTAGAGGAAGGATTTATAGATAATGTAGGGATATTCAAGATAAAGCAATTTAGGAAAAAGAAACGCAGTTTACATGAAGCAACAGCTAGGAAAGGTAGAAAAATACCTAACAAAACGCAAAAAAGAAATAATAAAAATATTAAGTATCAAAATGGTTTTTATCTTAATGACAAGGTAAGATTGTTTGGAGAAGTTGGTTTTATAAGCGGTTTTACAAGTGGTGGATGTTATGTAAAAGATATAGAAGGAAATTATATAACAATACCAGACAAGACTTATAAGCAAGTAAGTTTCAAACATTTAGAATTTATTTGTCATAATAATAACTGGCAATTCATCTCCCGCTTATAGAAGACGGGAGACTTCTTGCCACAAATTCGTTAAAAGACGACAAAAGAAAAGCAGTCTTCAGCGCAGATTTTTTTAAGGCTGAAGAATCGTTGATCCGTAGATAATTGATGTTCCAAATCTAGGATTAGATACATCATTAACATCATCTGCATCTTTGATCCTAATACAATAGGGCGAAGAGTTAAATGATACAATCAATCCATTTGGCGAAGAAGCAATATCAGATTTAGGATTTATGGTTGAAGTTGTATTGACAATCACTTTCCGATTTGGCAATTTGCCAGAAGTTAATTGATTGTCAGGTGACGAGTAATCTGAAGAATCTTCTTGACTAAATATCTGGATTCTTTCACCTGTCATTGTATTGAAATAAATGCCAGTTGAATCACCATCTAACCAATTCCAACCAACATATTCTTGGCTAATTGATTGGCCGTGATATTGTCCGTCGGCAATTTCAGTTGACCAATCCATTGGCGGGCGTAAGTTGATAATTTCTGTTCGAAGCAACTGTCCATTCAAATTCCAAGTTTCAAAGAACAAACTCTTTCCATTAGTTGCCAATCTACTATTTGCATCATCCCCGAATTCATAAATCGAAACCAAAGNCCCAACAACTTTCTTAATTGGCTTCAAGCTGCCAATAGGCTTCCATCCTTCAGGGTGAGTCTCTTTAACCAATTCTTTATACGTATCAGAACCAAGATTTTTCTGTTCAATATCATACAAATCAACAATCAGCCCTGATCCTGGCAATTTAACTTTCCTTGAAATCTCTCGATCTAGAATTACCGCATTGCCAACAATATCAAAGAATTCCTTTGAAATAAAGAGGATTGATTTAATACTCTTATTAACAACCCGTTTATTTAGAGCGAATAATGTACTTGCATTATCTTCTAAAAATTGATCCAATACTTCTGGATGGTTAACTAATACTTGCAACCTTGCATCAGGCAAAGCAAATCCGAATTCTCCAAAAGGATAAACCCCCGCATTCAACTCTACTATTTTTTCAGGGAGTTTAGAATCAATCTGCCTATAATCTAGTTTAACAAGCTTATACTTCTCGCAAATTCTATCTGTAATTACTTCATCAAAAGTATTCTTTAACTTAAAGTACAGATCGTCTAAAGTAGATGAGAATAAAACATTATCAATTTCCCATTCAAGGCTTTGTAAGGGATCAAGAGTTTTCCAGATATTTGGCCTGTAATTATTTTCTGTAGGAATGTCTTTGGTTGGAATAATTGTAAGTGAGGTGCTTAGTGTTTGTGGAGGCATTGCTAAATCATATCCACCATAAATATCATCCTCGGTTAATGCTCCAAGTGGCCCAGAACCAATCTCTTTATAGTTAGAAGTATTTGCACCCATATTAGATGCGGCCTGATTGGCCATCTCGATAAGTGTTTGTTTATGGGCGTCAATTGGAGTTGGTGAAGTAATTTCGCCAGGTTCTACATCAGTTTCTGGAATATATGGAACAGCAATACAATTCCAAGTATATTCACCAAGCAATGGGTTGATGCCGTCTGCTGCCTTATTCTCAGCAAAAACCTCGGTAATCTCTAACTTCTCAACTCGATTTTCAACGGTATTAACTAAAACAATGTCACCAACTGAAGGCGTAAGTCTCCAGCAAAATTCGTTGTAGGCTTTAAATGGATTCTTAATGATAAAGCTGTATGTACATTCAATATCAATATATTCTTGGTCAGACGAACTTGATCCTCCACCAAAACTACTATCTGAACCCGAACTACTATCTAAACTACTGTCATCACTACCAGGCAAAGCTTTAGAATACTTTACCCGAATTTCATTATTCAAAAACAACTTTGCTGCTGAATATCTACGCTCAAAGGTGCCATATAATTCTTCATTGATAAAGCGATTTATCTTTACTCGAAAGTTCTCAATATCCGGGTTTGATATTTTTACAATACCCTTGGCATCTATATATGGAAAATCAAATTCAAACGAAACATCTTTGTCGTTAATGGCTAAATGAATTCCTTGATCAGATCCCATAGGAACTGGATAAATCCCTCGAACAGTTCCTGATACCGTAAAATTATCTCCTAATAAAAAGGCGCTGTCAAAAGCAAAATCTCGTTTATTGAAATGCATTGTACAAATAAACGTGTTTGACAGGCCAAAGTTATTGAACTGAAAAATATCATTTGAAAACTTGATATATGCCCCAGTTTCGAATGGGGGATTGTAATTTGGTTTTACAATATCCCCATAAGCATGAAAGAAAAGATCGTTTTGGGGAACGTTTATTGTAGGAAATAATGGATAGTTTTTTCTCTGAGTAACATATCCAACTCTCATTCCATAGGATTTGATAATATCGTGAGTGTAATTGTCAATTACTGCACGCTCTTGCTTAAAATCCCGTTGATGGAAAAATTGTAAAGGCTCTGCGTCAGATGTGTAAAACTTGGACATAAAATCTATTTACCGCATATATGTGAACTCGGGCAGAATTCTCTAGGTCACACCCAGAATCATTTTCTAGATGAAATATATAGGCCTATTAATGAATCGGGAGAATAATTCTGGGTGTGACCTGGTGACACCACCCAAATGATTATCTTGATTTAAAGACAATGAAAAAGGGGCCATATGGCCCCTAGGTAATGTTAATGTTAGCGTTTCATGTTTATTTAATTTGTTTCACTTTCTTGAGTTCTTTAACAACTTTAGGGTCACTAACAGGAATCAATAACTTCACACAATCTTGGTGATTATTGAATGCTGCGAGTCGAAGCGCTTCAGATTCATTGCAAAGTGGATCACTGACAGGGCGAATCAGTATAATAGATTCACAAATCAAAAACAGAAAGTTGTTGTATGACGAGTAAAAAAGACACCGATAATTCTATGTCCTCATTAACCGACGGAGAAAAACTTCAGACAAAATCTAATTTTGATTATGCCCAAGCGATCAATGATGCTACAGTAGAAGACATTGTAGCAATTCTTGAAGAAGGCGAGAATGAGAATGAGAATGGGGCAGACGGGGTGACCGATGGCAGTAAAAAGGAGGGAATTGATAACATAACAACTTTCCAAAAGCTTCGGTCTATTTTCCGTGCATTAAATTCTGCCACTGCCGAATTCACAATGTTGGCCACAAAAGTAGCACGACCTGATGAATTCTATTCTAAGAATGGAATTTATGCTGCTACCTTGTCAATTTATCTATCTAATCTAGGAGAAGTATTAGCTGGTGATCGATTTGCAGAAGACCGAGAAAAACTTGGTGAGGGCAATAACCAAGAAAAGAGGTCTTTTGATATTTTCAAGATATACGAAGAATCTGATAAGATTCTAGATATTATCTGTACTGCTGCCCTAGGAGTATTTTTCTCTAAGATACCTGAATTGGTAGATATCTCAGAAGATCGATTTTTTGATGAATTGAAGAATCTACTTCCCGGTAAACAACTTCAAGTCGCTCTTAAGGCCCATAAAGAAGNGGGTGGATTATGGCTAGGGGCTGCTGGTGGGGGGAATGTTATTGATGCTAGCAAGGAATTTAAGAAGGTTGGCGAGAAATCATCGCAGTGATAAATAATCTAGTAACCTTATCCTTAACAATTATTCAATAAGAAAAGAAAAAATGGACCAACAAGAAGCTTTATTCGTAACCTTTGACGAAAAGACTGCAACTATTCGTGATGCAATTACAGGCGGAACGGTTGGTTCTATTTCTCCCCCATTATTTGGAGACAATTATATTACAAGCGCCAATTCAGATGGTGCTGGAAATATGATAACAATTTCTACCTCTAATGGAGACGCGTTTGTCTATAAACGGGCCAGTCCGGGTAGTTATGGCTGGGGGCTTTTCCGAGAATATCGGCGCTAATTTTTAAGTCGCATTTGATAATCCAAATAAACGAACATTTACCCCCGTAATTTTCCAGGGGTATTTTTCGTTTAGTTTGAATGTAATTGATGTTGGGGTTCTAACATGGTCTTGATCTATGCATTCCACCAACGGGCTATTGTCCATTTCAACTGAGGGGCGTATCTGAGAAGAACCAATTCCAGTACATTCGACACTATATCTAGTCGAGGAAAACCCCGAAAATATATTCAGCAATGCAATTTTCTCGTATTCATACGTTGAATTAGAGAATAGATTGTTTGATCCATCTAAAAATCTGCCAGCTAAAATATAATTGTCAACTGCCCACGCCGATTTTGAATTGGCAATATCTATCCCATCCGAACAATTGATAATTCCTCGGTTTGTATTGATACATGTTGGAACAACAAATGGACTTTCTTCATTTGGGCAAAAGTCAATCTTAATATAATTCCCAGCAGTTAAATTGGTTGTATCAATTGTTGAAAAAACCTCGGTATTGCCAGAAGATCGCTTTATGACCGTAGTTTTTCCAACTAATTCTCCGTTTACAAATACAGGGATTCGAAGTGTAGATGTTGACAAATTGTTTCTATTGACTAATGTTTCTGCTAATTCACTTAAAATTACGGCAGCTTCATTAACTCGAGAATTCCCACTTTGGTCATTTGCATTAAAGTGATAATCGCGAATATGATCTTCTAGCAATGCCCCGAGAATGTCTCTAAAAACATCTGTTTGTGTCAATAACCTGGCAATTTTCTTCTTCTGAAAAATCCCAAGTTCTTTTCGATCTACATCATCTAAATTAAACCAAGATTGGGTAGTTCCTGGTGTATCAAAATTCTCGTCAATTAGAGAGATATAGACAGATCGTTTATTAGTAGGGGATAAAATCGTAATTGGATTTATTCTCAGACCGGTTTGCTCGTCTAATACCCCACCATATAGAAAAGTTCTAATCAATCTATGATCGATATTAGGGTTGGCCTTTTCTAAAAAGAGGGCAGTATAGTCAAGATTATACGAATCACAAACAACCTTAATATAATCCTTGATTGAGACTAAGGCATCTAATTCATTCGTATACAATACAACAATATCTCCAACAGAATATCCAGTTTGAATGTATACACTATTGTTTGGATTGATCCAAACTGGGGCATCTGCAACAGATTTTAATGCCCCAAGTTTTTGATTGATCTCGTCAACTATAGATACCAAATAAGATGTTGGAGATTCTCTACTCATATCTGATCATTAAGGAGAAGAAGAAGTCTTGGTGTAGTCTGTTGATAACTCTACGAAGTTAGAAATAAATTGATCGAAATTCAGGCCAGGAATGTAATATTGAAATCCTGCAATTGAGGGGAGATTTGGAGCAACGACTGCATCTTCATACTCAACCAATAGATTGTCAACATTTGAAGTCCAAGACAAGAAATAAATTCCTTGGCGCTCATAAACAATATACTCATCAGAGCCAGGTTTCTTGATCATTGTTCTTGTCGTAATGTTAGTTACCCCTTCGATGCTCATCAAATCTTTTAATAAGGCGGAAATGCTCGGGGCATTTCCTAACATAATGTTATCAAACAAATGAGTTTTTAGAATTGAACAAATCTTTGCATTTACTCTGCCGGCAATAAATGGTTTAGTTGCATCAAGATAAAACCGCAATGTTGATGGGGCATAAGCAGTTTGCCCTTTGCCAAAAACGGTTATGATATTAGTTGTAGTCCCCCCAGTTTCAGATGTAATCAATGACAAGGGGTTGTGAATAATTGGAGCAGTTGAAGAGTTTGTGATAGTAGAAGAATCAATGACAATATCAGCAGCATAAGGAACGAATCGCTTGCATAAAGGATTTAAGAAAATGATGTTTTCTGTGATTGACTTCAAGCCATTCAATCTCTCTGTAATTTCAATCAAATTGCTTACACCAGCACGAGTTGATTCTTCATATTCTAAATCAGTGGGAGAAACCGCGTTTTTCTGAAGTGCCCAGATATAAACATTGTTTGGGTCAGCGGCGTCAATCGTATTAAATCCGGCAGCAGATAAAGTATTTGGATTCAGGTATTTGGAACCATCTTGGGGAGCAACCTTCAGTCCATTTGAATATAAGAATCCATAGAAAGTTGACACATATTCCCAGTTGTTTTGAACAAAAACATCTTGTAAAACTGAATTGTTTTCTAGGATAAATGATCGATAATCATCTTTCGTAACTAATCGATTTTGTCGATTAAAAGAATTCAGTGCATTTGTCTTAATAGATTCGGCGTCATCTTGTGCCTTGAATCCAGACAGTTTAGTTACTGGCACTACATTATATTTCTTTAGGTTTTCATTTGCAACTTGCCAATCACCTTGTTCAAAGGTTAAAGTCAAGGTTGCTGGATCAGAATTAGCAATTGCATCAATTGCCGCCTGAGTAATGTCACCTAATCCAAAACTTGAAACAATATATCGGACCGTTATTGAATCCCCATTTCCTGGGGCATGAGTCATTACACCATCACCAAACCGAATCACCATATTCTCGTTTTCATCTAAGAAAAGATTATAGAGATAGGTTTGTTGGTCAGATTCATTGTCAACAACATTAATCAACCCGCCAGGAATAGATGCCCCTTTCCCACCACCAGAATTGGGGGCAATCAATAATGGGACATCCGTTTTATACCATACTTTATCGGCATCAATCGTGGCATTTGCCTTCGTTGTGGTGACATGAATATATTGCTGGGAAATGAATTTCTTGGAATTGTCTAAATCATTCCCAGAAGCAGATAATACAAATTCCTGCCAAGATTCACCGGTTCCTGTGAATGTAGCCTCTTCCCAATGGCCTAAGGCAAATCGATATTTGCTAGTGTCTCCACCAACATTATTATCGACTAAGGCAAAATCATAAGAATATGGGCCAAATCCTAGAGTTGTTTTTAAGTAATGATTGACAGATAATTCAACCGTTCTAGAATCTTGTGGCTTTCCATTCAAAAGAATGTTTGCATCCACCGTATATGGATGGCCACCTTTTGCATAATATCCAATCAATCTTGCTAAACGAGTTGCGTTCTCAAAAAGAAATGTATCTGAAAACATAGATTCAGATGCTGCTAATCTCAGATTAGCCATCAAAGTCTGATACATATAAGACAAGATATCAATAAGAATCGAGATATTTGAATTTGCAAATAACGCAGATGTCAATCCATGATCTTCAGAAAGCTTCTGAGTAATGGCGGCCTTCATTGATAGGCCATTAAAGAGGATATTTGGATTATTTGTTGCAGTTGCCATAAAATTCTCGCGCGCTATTAACCTCTATTTATCACACCGGTTAAACCTCCCTAGACATTATCCACGAATTCTAAAACAGTATTGTATATCTCGTCTCCAGTCTTAAACTTAAAATCTAGATCTATAGTTGCATGTTTTTGAGAATACTCATCTACATAGACATCAATATCGATAGATTCAACTGTAATCCTAGATTCATGGGCTTCAATATAAGACTTCACAGTTGAGAGAACAATATCCTCAGGAGCAGCTGATGTAAAAATCAGATGAGAAATTGATTCTCCTTTGTCTGGAAATAATACGTTCTCACCAACCGGAAGTTTAAGCAGGTTTATCAAACTTTGGGTAATACTGTCTTCAGGAGACAACATTGCGATATTTCCAAATCCTTGGATTGAATTGCCAGGAGATGCAGCACAATCAATATCTCTCATCGATTCTAATACATCATCCAGCACTTTAGGGCTGTTGATTGTTTTATCAGGAATGCTGCTGTCTAAAACTATTTTCTTTGCTGCCATGATTAAATCTCCACTTTAACTTGTGTGTCAGTTTCTGAATATTGGGTATGCCGTTTTTCAACGACTCGATCTGCCATTATTGTCAATGTGCCAGTAGAGTTTTTATTGACTGCATTGATATTAACGAAATCTCCATAAATATCAAACTTTCCAGTGCAATCATTATTTGTTGCATCTAAGATAATATGCGGAGATTTAATTAAGACTTTTCGGCCCGTTGAAATGGCAACTTGCCCCCCACTTCCATTTGTTGGATCATCTTTATCTGGAATGTTGTCAATGACAATTTGAGTTGCAAATGGAGTTGTATGCCCGGTAGTAACAGAGTTTACTCCTGGTGGATGCTCCATATTGATGCTTGCTCTAGTGCACCAATTGTCTGTTGGGTTATTTTGAGTTTTAGGAGGAATTTTCTCAATCTTGATATATGCCCCAGCGAATTGGATTTTCTTTGATAGTGGCTGGGGAGGAGTTGTTAGATCATTTCCAGGAGAGGGCTTTCCTTGTGAAGAATAAAGTTCAGACCACCCAGGAGTTCCAGTTGTATCTTGGGCAAATACAACCGGCCTACGAACATCACCTTCTTCAAAAAACACCCAAACACAAGCACCTATACTAGGATATTCAAAATGGCCAGAATCATTATCCTTCCCACCATATACAGGAACCGCGAGTTTTGCGGGAGGAACTGTATGAATGTCTTTGTCAGATGAATAATTGATAATTCCATCAACTGACACAATACAATGCCCATCACTGAGATTTGCACAAACTACTCCTCGGTAAAATCCGAAGTATTTTTTAGGCTGACAATTCTGTTTAGACATATTATCTTGTTAGTTTTTTACGCTCTTGATTGTTTGCTTCTACCATGGCCTTGCCCATGTCTGTAGTGAATTGTGTTCGTTTTTCTTGAGTAGATAATGGAAGTGATTGATACATGGCCGCAGCAGTAGATGTTATTGCATTGATCAATTCTTTACCAGCATGAATGGCCTGTAAAGTTTTTTCATTAGCTTGCTGATTTGCAATCAAGGCCTGTTCACCTAAGAGCTCACTATTAGGATCTAATTCGTGAGTTGAATCAATTCCTCGTTTTGCCAATTCTTGGTTAATTTCAGTGATGCTCATTCCAGCAATTCCTGGGTTATTGGCCAGCACCCGAATCATTTCAAAATCACGAATGATTGTGTCACCAATTCCATACAACTTGTTCACTAATACATCTAATTGGCCACTTGTAACAAATCGAGCAACTTCAATAATCTGTGGGATATAGCTAAGAGGTGGTGGAAGAGCAGTTAGAATGCCGGCATCTTTAAGAATCTTGATCATCTTATTGATGCAATCAAATGCTAAAGCAACTAATAGATTTGTAATATAGGGCTTAAGAATACTGATTAAATCTTCCCAGATTTTTTGAAGGAATTTGATTAATGCAGATTCAACACTGAATTTCCCAGAAGCTTTTTCTAAGGCTTTCAACTGTTCAGGTGTAAATCGATCTCGAATTTCCATGATATTAATCAACATGGAATTCAATAGGTCTAAGATGGCCGGGATGACAGATTCAATCACCATTATTCCAGCACAAGAATCTGCAATTGGTTTTAATGGCTTTAAGATATTAGTCAGATTAGATACTAATTCATGTACATTCGTTAAAACATTCGCAATATCCCCATAAGGAATAAATTGCTTGTTATTAGGAAACAGAATGCCATAAATCTCGTCGCCTAAACTCTCTATTCTATTCTGAACAGCATTAAGCGTTTTCATTAAGACATCAATGGATCCAACCATCGTGTCATTAGCAATTTTTGTCAATAGCTCTTGGCGTTCTCGTTCTATTTTTGCCCGTCTTTCAGCAGCAAGTTCCTCTTCAGACGCCAAGACATCTAAACCTGCTGATTTAGCTGTAAGCCCAATAGCAGTATCAGAATCCTTGTTTATGCTTTTTGTGGCTTGGGCAGCAGTATCTGGCAAGTTTCCATCAGATATGCAACTATTAATGGCAGCATCTTGTGTCTGAAGTCTTGCCATATCTTTAGCGACATTTTCATCTAACTTTTTCTTATTAGTAGCAGCACGATTTTCGGCAGCAGACAAGATAGTTGGGGTTGTTTTTGACACGCTCTTAGCCATTTTCGTTTGGCTCCACAAACTTCTTAAATCGAACTAATTGCAGCGATTCACTATATGAAATGCCGCTAGAATACTCCCCAAGATTTTCAACCCCAATAGTTGGTGTAATAACTGTTTTTGAACCAACTATTTTCCAAAGACCGGAGAATGTGGTTATCCAGCCTGAATATTGGCTGTCTTTAACTTTGTCTGCACTTGGTAAAAAGTCATGAATATAAAGTTGTATGATTTGGCCAGGAACATGGAGCATTTGCCAAGGAACCGTAACTGTAACCGAGGCATTATCTAAAATATCATCAACTAGATTTTGATAGGTATTGTCTCCAGGGTATTTTATCTTCACATCCTTGAAATACGCTGTAGTATATTCTTCGGTGTCGTAATAAGGCTTCTCGATAAGTCTGTCAACAATATCCTGGTTAGTAAACTGTTCCGGATCTAATCGCTTCCCTCTGCAAGAATTTTCATCATTCAATAAAGTCTTTGTTGCATAATCCCAGTATTCAGTTGGATTTACATATAACGAATGGCGTTTTGCCATGTCACTATACCATCTAATTACACCTGTAATACCAAATGAAGAAAACCTTTTCCTAAGATCGATATTTGGGCTGAATGAAAAAGATGATCCTCGGCTTTCGTCTTGGGCAACAATACAATATAGAATTTCTGAACGGTAATCAGTCTTTGTTAAATCAACTGCTGACTTGGTGTCTAGGTCAAATCGAGTTAGTTGAATCCTTTTTTTCGTAAAATCATAAACATATCCAGCAAGAGCAGTTGGAATCTTTTGAGCAGCGGCTTCTGTAAAAGATGATCGACTAATCAACGATTCATCAAATGCTGGAGAATATAGATCCTGAATTGCTGAATTGAATACATCTCCGACTTTGCTGTTCTGGGCAAATATCCTTCGCTTTAATTCTGAAATGCTGGTATTGCCAAATACATTAACAGGAATATAAAGCGGGTTTCCTAATTGGTCAGTAACAGGAGAAAGAATGCTGGCAAGGTCTGCGGCATAATCAATCTTGTCCCATTTAGTAGCAAAATTAGAATAATCAATATAGGTATCCCCCAGCATTGCCAGTATATTGACCATGCTGAATTCGACTTTAGTATTGACTGCTGTTGATCGAATCAGTTTTGGTGAATTCAGTAAAAAGTATTCATCAAATATAGGAGCACCAGAAGGGTTGGTAATCTCAATCCTGCAAAACATTGGGTGAGATCTTGTCAACGCTATAAGAGTGTCAGTTAAATCAACATATCTGATAATAGCATGAGTAACAATGCTATTCATCTTTGACAGAAGTTCTATATGCTTGATTTTTGTATTTAATAAAGCAACAGTTTCTTTGCTGCTAGGATCAGCCAGTTCATCACGTTTGCCAAATCGAACTGAAAGCCCATAGCCATTTAGATTGTCTGGATATAAAAGACTCATTACGGCACGATTGACTGTTCTTCGATTTGTCTAAGGGCATCTAAAACATTAGGATGATATCTGATATGATTAGGAGCTTTGACAGGGCTGAAAAGTGTTGGTAGATTTACTAGATTATAGTTGGCCATCATCAAAAACCAATACAGAGAAGTTGTATTGTAAATTGCATATGAGAGCTGTGACCAATGGGCATCCGTCACAACATGATATTCTGGCCATTCAGAGATATCGCCTAGAATAGAAAGTCCACCATTTAGATTATGGCAAAATAAATCACCTTTTCTAGGATCCCGATAATATGACATCACTAACTCAATATCACCTGGAGACAGTTTGACGATTGGGGAATCTGCTTGGGATATTGATAAAGTTGGAAGTTTTATTGACATAATGATAACATTATTTTTCAGCAGCATTTTCGGCCTTGGCGGCGGCTCTTGCTTGGTTTTTTTTAATTGTCAACTGTTCAACCTTATCAGAAATAAAGAATTTGGTAAACCGCCCGGATTTTCGTCTAGTGAGGTTATTGGAATACTCAGACAGCGTAAGATTGATTAGCTGTGGGAGAAGTGACTTAAAGGTGCATTTTAATCCATAGGCTTCGGGGGTTACACCGTCTCGATATACTCCACCCTTGCACGTTACAGTAAATTCCGCTTCACATAAAAACAATTTTGCAACCTTAAGATTGGACAGCCCGCTATTTGGATTGCCAAGTCCAATTGGAATTGGAAGATAGACATTAAATAGATTGCCAGGTTTTATTGTTAATCCATCCATTGCTCTTGATGGAATCCCCCCGACTAATTTTCCAAGCAGCAGCTTGTTTCTATTTGCAGATTTAAGTGTGTCATTTATTAAATTAGTTTCAAAGGAAAACGGCCGAGGGGGCTCTAAAGCCTTTGTAACATCAAATTGTGGGCCCATCATAAATTCCGCGCTAATAAAATGCAAGAATTTTTTAAGTCCGCTGATAACACCAGATGTTATTTCGGCCTTGCCTAAAATCATGTTAATTCTATCGGCTATCCAAGATATAAAAGACTCGGATTTAGACCACCCCATTGTTTGGTATGTGGCTTGGGTTTGTTCTCCCTGTATGGCCAAATTTACAACAGATTCTATTTCTGAATTAAATGATCTAAACAACATCCAAATACTTAGTGGAATATCCTTTGAATCAGATTCTCCGCATAACGTTTTTAGAATACTAGACATCTTCTCTTTAGCATTTGCATTGGGGGGAGCATTTGCATTGGGGGGTTTTCCACTAGTGCTTGATGAACTACTTTTAGATGATGCTTGGCCATCTTTAGGCTGCGACGTCGCTGCCGCCGACCCAGGAGTAAGTCGTTCTTTGACTATGCTCATCCGTTCGTAAATCGCAGATAATGTAGCACATATAGACTGGCCCATAGACTGTGTACTCAATACAGTCACCTTAACCTTAGGCATAATATCAGCTAGCACAATCCCAGAATCTTTTTCAAACTGGGTAGAATCTGGCCAGAAGTTTCCGCTTAATTTATCTGATGACGACATATCGTTTAACAACCTATAAATATTTTAACACTTATTTACCGCCGCTATGGGCCGAGGATTATTCTGGCAAATTCAGGTTGTTTAGGATATTTCTGACTGCCCGTAAGGATTTAATGACTTTGGAATTGGCACCGCCATCTCCTAAATCCTTGTTTTCCTCTACAATATCGTCACAAATTCTATCTACGAAAAATGTATAGTCAAGAACGGTGCAATGACGTTCTATTAAAAAAGGATTAAGTTTGAACCGCTTGATAAAAAGCTGTTCAGAATCTAGGACGTAGCGATAGTATTGAATACTATGCTCTTTTAGGATAGTAAAAAATCCGTAACACTTCCAATCTGGCCCCGAGCTTCGGTTCCACATTGTGGACATGTAGACTTTACAAATACCCCGTTTTCCTTGCTGATAAAATCATTCGTGATCTTCGTGAAAATCCCAGAATCATCACCTGAACTTAGAATTGCCCGAGGAAGCATTCCAATCAATTTATTGGCAACAGCAACAGGGAGAATTTCTAATTCGGCAACAATGTTGTTATTGGCTGGTTCAGATTCGCTATCAGACTTGATTTTACGAACAATAGATAGTTTCTTAATGAACGCCGTAATATATGCAGTTGCAAGTTCTAATGAATCAGAGGTGACGTTGTCTGCGTCATCAGTGTCAGCGTCTCCTTGGTTTTCAGCAGCACGTTTAACAGCTTTATTCTTTGTTGCATCTCGCTGAACAGTTTCAAACACATTAGTAAGTCGGCGGACAGTAGGAAATCCTACCGTAAATGTATAGATTCTATTGGTATCCTCAATTGTGTAATCTTTGTCAGCAATATCGATGCTTGCAAAATTATCTTTTATTGCCTCCACATCAACCGAGGCAGACCATTGTGTCGAACATTCAGGGCAATTTAATGTCCGAGGCTTATTTAGAAAAGTCGTTTGACAGAGACTGAAAAGAATATGAACTTGGTCAACATCTAACAAATCATTTATGTCTACAGATTTATCTATCTGCACATTAGTGATTAGACTATTGATAGCCTTAAATACAGTTGCTGGACGATTTGCATTATCCAGCGCCGTTTTTGCAAATGTCTTATATTCACCGACTGTAATTTCTCGGAAATTAAGAGTCCTATCAATTGACTTAATATAAACGGGAATTACGGTGCTAGAAAACTCATTCTTAAAAATAGATAAGAGATTCTCGGTTTGGTCTACTGCTGGAGATTGTATAATTTGTTTTGTCATATTAATAAAAGTATCCTTAAAAGATTATACAGCAGGCGGGGGGTTTAACCGATATCTAAGTCAATTTCCTCTTTTTCTTCCGGTTCTTGATCAATATCTATAATCAACGGCGGATCCCCC